TGTATTAGTATCGGCAGTTATATGTCTCCTTATACATTACATATACTTTGCGTCAACAAAATATTTTACATTTTTTATCATTTTATATTTTTTTATACAGAAAAAGTCGTCCAATAGAACGACTTTTTCTGTATAAAAAAATATATTATAAAACCTTACTGGTACTATTGTATCTTAAATATTTTTTATTATTCCAAGTATGCTACTGTAATATGTGCATCTGCTTCAATTGCAGGAATTAATGAACCTTTAACATGTATTCTTGCTATATTCGACTTAATTGTTTTTCTATATTTTTAATTTTTTGTCTGAGTTCGAGTACTTCTTTCATCAGAATATCATTATAATCTCTTTGTTTATAAAACATTCCCAATGTTTTTTTTGAAGATTGATAGAGATAGGCTAATTTTTCTGGATCAGTAAGTTTATCAAAGAAAGAATCATCCTCATTGTAAACAGGTAAACTTGAGTCATTCATATATTCATAGTAAATATCTTTTAAATCTTTATTGGTATTCATGCTATGCTTCTTTTACGGTATTAGCTCAATACTATCATCAAGTAAACGAACTTCTCTTCGATTATCCTTGTAGCTTTCTAGATAAGGTTGTTTCATTACTCTTCTTAATGCATATTTATTTACTTTAGGGATGTATGTAAATGTTATAGTACTTCCAACTAAGGGTGCTGTGTAAAACTTAATTCCAAAATTTCCATTAGGATCTATCGTCTCATTTTCATAATTAGATCCACTCGTCCCCCAAGTGATAGCTATACTTGTTGGATATTTCCAAGTGTCGCCGGTACTTGTTTTGAATAATTTGAAATCATGTGCATGCACTGTAGGGGGCAGAGAAAATATTGTTGTGCTGCCATCAGCGTCAATACTATATGTTTGTTCAAGAGAAGTAACCGTGTCTTCATCTAACGAATACGTATATGTATCAAATTCAAAATCCTCATGCCACGTACGCATAGTAGTTGTTACATATCCATCAAGTATAGGAATATTTTCAAGATAATACTCAATTTCTAAGTATCTTCCTGTTATAGTATTAGGAGATAATTCAATATGTATCGAATAGATATCGGAGGCAGGTTCAACCTTCCACCAAAAGCACCACAACTTGTACTGATTAGGTATTGCACTTCTATCAAAGTTTTTATCATATAAATCAATATCTGTAGTATTTAAAACAGTTGTTGCCGCTGATACATTAATTATTGTTATTCGAACTATACCAGCTTCATCATGCGTTCTAAGCGCAACACCAACATATTTTTTATCCTGCTCCGCCATATTTTATTTCCTCACTAAAATGTCAGTTTAGTATAACTTCCTGATGACCCTGACTTGAAATACCCAACTCCTCCAGGAGATACTAATTTAGGAGCATAGTTATTTGCTGGCCCATATATATAATGAAGGGCGTTTTCTATTCCCGCTCCCGCATTATACTCCATACTTAAAAAATCAGTTAAATGATCAGAAGTACCTTCATTCCATATTTTTAAATTATCTAACTTTGTATATGAATATGCATTGTAATCTCCTGTGTCACTACAGCCGCCCATAATCTCAATTTTAGGATATTCATTTTGATAAGGAAACGCAGAAGCATGGGTATAAATAAGAGCTCCATTAACATAAAATTTTAAATATCCTCCTCCTTGCAGTCCTCCGCTTGTATCGTATGCAACCATGTAGTGCCTAAAAATACCGGATGTCCCAACACTTAAATAATATACCTGGATGTTATTTATGTAAACATAATGTTCATATGTATAACTTCTACTATACGCTTGAATATATGTATTGGGAGATAGATATAGTTTAAACCACGCCCACCCGTTAGTATCATTGCCCCTTCCCCTCCACCCACCCTCTACGCTCGACCAAAAAGACCAAACTCCTCTTGGCGGAAATGTTTTGATAGCGAAAGGACTGATAGTTAAAGTATTAGTAGCATAGTGATCAAAAGCATGATCTGCGATGTAGCATCCTCCAAATTTACCTCCAGTTGGAAGATGCCAGCTTGGTGTGGATAAGTAGGCATATTCATATGGAACATACGTAGGAGTTAAATCTGACGTTATCTGTGGAGACGGTGTTAAAGGAGATACGTCACACTTATCAAAAAAAATAGGTCTTGGCAAAATAAATATTCCAGTAGTAGGATCAATATAGCACTGCGTTGAAGAAGGGGTTACTAATTTAGGATTAATAATATGTTTTGCATATACATCCAAATTGAGACCTGTGACATCAACTATATTTTTTGTATTATCAACTACTCGTATGTATTTACCCGAAGCTAGAGAACCGGATATTCCGGTATCGATTATTCCTCCAGGGGTAGATCCAAATCCATTTATAGGGTCTTGCATAACTGATGCATCCAATTTCTTATCATATTGGAAATGTGTTCCATCATAAAGTTGCACAAAAGCACTGGTATATAAACTTGATGTACCTCCAAAGCTACCAGATCCATCCATTACATTTGAAGCATTTTCTAATGTTGCAGTTATGTTACTTCCCTTAATTAATTTTACAGGATCAGCTGGTAAAGGAAGATAATTATAGCATACACCATTATTTGTTCCTGTTATTACAGGTATATAATTATTTGCTGATCCATACATAGCATGCATCGCTAGTTCTCTTCCACCTCCCCCATTATATTCAAAAGACGGGTCTGCTATAACATCCTGCCAAATTTTTATGTTATCCCAAGATACGGTACCATTGTTTATGTAATAACCAAAAAGTACATCACTTGTAAACGTAGTTAAATCATGTGTAGTTGATAAAACTTCCACTCCATTTATAAATACGACAATTGATTTCCCCCCTGTAATATTTTGATTACTATCCCAAATAATATATATATGTTTTAAAGCAGTTGCTACACCACTTTGTGTGGCCACTTCTTCCCCGTTTATATAAATTGAGCTGGACGTATGTAGTTTAACATATGTATTTGTAGCAACATCAAGATAGATTTTATGATATCCGCTATTCATCCCCCAAAAGGAAATAGTACCTGCATTCAAAATGCAATTATCTATTGAGAATACTGTTCTATGACCAAGATTGCCTGTAGAGTATTGATATATCGCATTATTAAATTTAGCCATAGTACTAGTGGAGGTAACATCAAAATTAGAATCGGTTGCTGTTGCGCTTCCAATTTCTGCAGACGTTAATACATTAGCTACACTCTCACATTTGCTCCAATACACCGGTCGTGGTAATACAAATTTTCCGAGGACGGGATCAACATAGCATTGAGTCTCTATAGGAGATATCTCTGTAGATAGATCTTTGGCAATAATTTGAAGGCCATAGCTTGGCACACCAGGAGATCGTGGATATAGCATATTTCTTATATTACTTCCATTTTCTACTATTCGAAAATATGTTCCACTGGAAAGGTTTCCAACAGACGCGGTATCATACACGTCGACACCGCTACCTTCTGTAGAATCCAATCTTCTATCATACGTAAAATCAATAGTGGGAACCATTGGTGTGACGCCGCCGCCAGTTCCTTTTGCTATATTATGTCCATCTAATGGTTGAGATCCTGTACCAAATTGGCCTCGTCCTGCAATTGCATTAGTTGCGGGAGTGACTCCTCCGGCAGCAGGATCTTGCACTGCTGAACCTGTATTACTCCACGCAGCACCAACGTAGCTTACGCGGGGATCAAGTCTTTGTATTGCATTTACTTTAGACATACTTTTATCTCTCTTTTATACGTTAGTTCCTTAGAGTTTTCTTATAAACATACTTTGACGGACTATCCATTTCAAATTCTATAGATTTATGTGTACTTTGCTCTTCATAATAATAATGGTACAAGCATGTGCCATACAGATGACTGCTGAAATTTAATTTATTGACTAGCGGAGAGTATACCATTTTATGCTGATACTTTAAACCATCGCCGTTGATCCATCTAAAAGGTAAACCAAAACGAGGTCTTGTAGCATAGTGAATATAATCTTGTGCATGCCATCCATTATAATCGACTATATCTGTGTTGCCACCGGGACCCCCATGCTGGTACTTATCATCAAAGTGTAATCTTTTCATAGTTGCCATAGCATTTAAATAGCCAGCTGATGAAGCATTTGCTTCTATATAAAATATTCTATCTTCATAGTTATCAATGAAGCTATGCCCGGTAGATCCTACTGGTCGGTAGCAAACATCCATTCTGGTATTATTTTCGCAATCATATACCATTATACCCTGACCTTCGCTGATTGCGATAGTTATAATATGTCGCCACAGGCCGCTTGGAGTTTTCCAGCATAAACTATTAGGAGATATGTAACTTTGATACGTACTTAGATAGTTTGACGTTGCATATGTTATACACTTTTGGGCATTTGCGTTATCGTATCCGAGATTCTCAGCCAAATTCCATATGTAGTTTAACCCTCTTTTCATGGTTCCGTAAGCAGTATACCACGCTGCAAAGAGGTAACCAGACTGAGTAATAATGGAATTTGTCGCAACATGAAAAGTACCGCCCCCTATAGCGGCTGCATTGAAGACGTTAGTCCATGTTCTTATAGGAATTCTATTATTTGAAGAATCCCACGTAATAACTAATATATCATTTCCAAGCGTGTGATTTATTGAAACATATGTTCTCGGACTTTCAAGAGAATAATCAGATATATCATCTTTTGTAAATGTTCGTGCATGCACATATGATATATAATGATATGCATTTCCATTAGTGTTCAAAGCTAATTCAGGGGATGAGCTCATATTATATCCAAGGTTATCATTTCGTTGGGATAGGTTTCCATTATATCGAGCTCCCCAGTAACTTGCTCTGCCATATGATACATTAAATGCTGAACCAAGGCAAAATGCTTTACTTTTTAGTAAATCAATCATGTACACAGTTGGGCCTGAGTCAGACGTACCACCTGGATTCCATATACTTGCAAAAATCATGTCTCTATCTACAAACACAGAGGTTGTAGAAGGAACACCTCCGTTCCATCCTGTATAATACCCTACAATATTATTTGGGCTTGTTGCTACTCCCAAATAATGTCTGGTTCTTATTTTACTTACATCGTACCTATCTTTTCCGGTAATGCTTTTGTCAGATAAGTATTCATCAAGATGCAGTTCTGAGAATCCACCGTAGGTTGTGGATACTTTACCATAGCCCAAAACCATATAATTTTTATCGGGGACATCTCGTGGATCAGAAAATTCATTTGGTTCAAAGTATCTTTCTACTATGGGAGTTGCAGAGCATACTGTGCTTGTCGGTAGTATGTTATTTCCATCAATAAATGTATGCAATTGCATTACATCAGGATCAACGAGAGTCGCATGCTTTGTAAATACCTTGGCTGTATAGCTTATGCTTATTAAATCATTTCCATCAAAGTCAATACCGTATCTTCCTTGATTATAATAATTTGAAGCAAATGAATCTTGTGGATCTTGATAAATATGTGATCTAAACCATGTAGTAGATGTCATTTTTGATTTAACAAAAACTGAGACTCGACATGGGGTTGCTGCAAACGTCATTTCATTTACATAGATATTTCCGTTTTTATAAGCACATCCCCACCAATTATTAGTAGGTGCAGGTAACTTATATGAAGTTGTATTAAAAGATGAACCGTCTGTTGGTATAGTTGCAATATAATTTGTTGATAATGTCGCTAAAAGAACACCTGCATCGGAATCATAGGCTAATCCGTATATAGGTGCAGTATTTGCTGCTGATGGGAATGTAAGATATGACCACCCGCCAGAACCTATAGCTATTGAACTGGGTAGTATACCTGCTAGCAAAGTTGAAAGAGGACCTTTTGCAATTCTGTAAATTGCGCCGGTACCGTAATAAAAAACTATATATACGCTCGTACCATCGTGGCATGCATCAATTATAGCATTTACTCCCCCACCTACATTTGTGAAGGTCACTGATGTTACTGCGCCGGTAGATTTTTTATATCTATATAGTCTTGCTGTATTATTTGGTACATACCCAACCCAAACATAATAGTCACCCGTCCAATAATTACCATCAGTGTCAACCATGCATGCAGATGGTCCGTATGGTTGGGCAGCTCCCAAGGCACCTAATGGTTTTGTTACACCCGTAACTTGATTTTCCGCTATCAATGCATTTTTTACAGCTCGGCGTGATATAAATCTTCCATTATTCAGGGTTGATGTTACTTCAAGGATATCTCCTTCTTTGGATACACCAATACCACCTGGAGCTGCATTAGTTGCTGAGGCATACCTATCATCTATATCTCTTGAAAGTTCATATCTTCCAGAGCAGGTTACAGCTACACCCGATATAATATCTGTAGTTATATTAAACTTATAAATAAATCTTTTATTATCAACCGCATCATTCACACGTATATAAATATTATTTCCTGACTTCGTTATTGATCTTTGTACAGAAGTAGAACCTCCAACAAATTTTTCAAAACCTAGTATTGCACTTATAATCGACCAATTATTTTTATCTCTTCTTATAAGATTTACAGCCGATGTGCCATTACATGTTAAAACCGCATATGAAGTAGTATCATACTCAACCACATCATTGTAATATCCAATGTCAGGAGAAGAATTAGATATGTATAAGGCACCATTATTATCATAGTATCCAAGAGCTTGAGGACCTGCAGGAGAAATACATGGAGCGCTTATGGTAAAAAAAGTAGCACTGTTTATTGCAGTTATCTGTTGCCAAGAGGTTATTCCTGTGCCGGATATCCACATTCCTACTCTAAGACTTGCTGTATTGGCAGTTGCTATTGTTGGAGAGCCTATTGCCATAGTACCCGTAAGATATAAAAGATATGGAGCAAGTGTATCTCCATTTTGAGCGTTAGACGTACCCATAACATACGAATATTGCGGATACCCTGCTAGATAATGCTTATATGCCCAACCATGTAGTATAGATGTTGTTGTTGCTGTTCCTTGTGCCACAGCAATTACATATGTAGTAACACTATCTAAATAATAAAAGTCTATTCCTGACCATGTTTTTAGTGCGTGTGCGGGTAACATCCATCTTCGTAAAACTTCTATTTTTCCATCTTTTAATTTCGGGCTTATTTGAGTTATCTCACCTTGTGTATTAGAACCACCTTGATTAGATATTATCCAATAACAATCATTTTGTGAATCATACCTCGACATGCCTCCCATGTCACCATTTAAAATATCAAGTAAATTGTATTCATCCATGTTTTCAAGCATGTATGGAATTTGTCGAGGGCGCATGTATCCGTTTTTATATACAGGGCTAGGTAGTTGCGTTTCTTTCCAATTGTTATTCCAGTCGTTATCATCCATTATTTCCGCTGGTTTCACATCATTGAGATATGTTAAATCGGTTTTAGATTCATCAAGATACAATTCTGACATAATAGTAGAAGAAGAATTTTGTCTTCCTTCAAGATAATTTAAACGTATTTCTTGCTCGAGGTTTTTTCTGTCTGCTGCATCGGCGCGTTGATTTATACCAACTATATCAGCATCCTTCATAGTAATATCAACTATTTCTCTATAATTTATTACATTTTTAGTTGCTTTTGTAATTCCCATAGAATCCTCTACGTGATGAATAGTCTTACGTGCATTGTGTCAATAATTTGCATTATGACACCAACTCTCTTTCCAGAACCAATATGAATTGTTGTTGCATTATCAGCTAATCCGATTGCTGTTATATATATTTCATCCCCAACAATAGGAGAACCACTAATAGCAGCAACACTAGTAGCCAGAACGGTAATTCCTCTTACGGCAATTTCAACAGGATTTGAATATCCCAATTTATTTACAGTAGGAATCCTATGACAAATTCCGATGAAGGACTGCCATTGACTATAGTCTGTTATTGACGAAGCAAGTCCCGTACTCGGATGGATTCTTACAAGTGCGCCTTCACTCAGTGTTCCATCACTCCTCATTGTTATTGTATATGCTTCGTGTGTGAGTCTTCTAAAGGTATCTTCAACAGTTTCTGTCTCGCCATGTCGCATTATTGTTTTTGCATCAAAATCAGAAGTTCGTTGTTTTGCATTGAACTCTACCCAATAATTATTTGCGTCATACCCAGTAGGAAATTTAACACGACCTGTTTTTACATCGATACCTATATATGTTTCATACGACCAGTTAGCCCAAATAGTGTTGTCAGAGAAATCAACACCCATGATATCGAGAATACTTTGATCATGCCGAGAATTCTCTGAATCTTCTGTTGATGCTCGAATAGCAACAATAGATGATCCAGCTGAATTTATAATGTTAATAACATCAGAATCTTTGTACATACCAGTATATGGTTTATACATTTCAACATAGCATCTGCTTGTAGTATTTCCAGTTGCAGTTCGTATTGTGGGATTGCTTCCATCTCTTCCATGAACTAATACGTGGTAGTGATATTGATTTCCTGCGATTAGTGCAGCAGGTATCTCAAAATAATTCCATCCTACGATAGTACTAGAATAATTCTTATATGCAATATCTCCAACTTGATTATTATGGGCATCGTGAATGCGAATGCTTAGCTGATCCCAAGGATATCCTTCACCACCTGTCCCTAAATAGGTTAAATACACACCGGCTCTTTGATGATTCTCTGATGCGAGCAGTGTTGTTGTAGGAGTAAAGAAAATCATAACTGTATTGGTGAAGTGTTCTATTGTTGTTACTATGTTAGATCCACTTTCAATTGCGGGGGCTGACATTTCAAAATGAGTTAAATCTGTAATTCCAGTCACATATGCTCCCAAAGGAACACATGTTGTTGCAAAAAGTCTGTCATAATTTTGGAGGCTGATTATGCTTGTAGAGTTACATGTAACTGTTGTACTACCTACTGTATATGTCATTGTATTGTCAACAGTAGGTAATATATAATCAGTTATTGCCAGCGTACCGCCCGTTACAATATTTTGATTATCTACTCTACTTACTGGATATGCTTGTTCAACATCCCAATAGTTTTGATAGAATCCAGTAGAACTGCAAATTTCTTTATTATCGAGGTAGATAAGAGCTTTTCTTGTGTTTGTTGGATCTACATAAAATTTTGAGTGAACACCACGGTAGTTCGTAACTTTATACGGTTCTGTCTCATCTGCACTATAAAGAAAACCTTTATCATATAGAATATCGCAACGACCGCTTAAAAAACTATAGAATGTAAAAGTTTCATTAACGGAATTAACAGTTAATCTAATATTATGAAATCCTTCAGAAAGTTTATCTTCAATAAGTATTGGAAATTTTTCTACATGGTCTTTATACGAAAGATCAATGTCATGGTACGTGTCTACTGCGAGGACTCCATCAACAGAAGGTTCAAAATCAGAAAAACCTGTAAGATGGGTAAATAAATCTCCATTTGAAAAATCAAGAGCGACTGCTCCTGTTTCAGATGAAATTTTAATATCATCTGTGTCTACCACTGCACTAAATCCAGCATCAGCTATTGCTAAATTTATTAATATTGTTATGCCATTAATTGTTAAACTTGTAGCAGTTTGAATTCTATATTCTACAGAATTAACTTTAAAATAATATGTTGTGTTTGCTTCCAATCCAGAAGCAGCGCCTGTTGAGGTTGTTAAACCAAGTTTTTGGTAATTGCTAAAGGGAAGTTCAAATGCAGTAAATCCGGTAAGACTATGAAACAAGTCCCCAGAATTTGTAGCACAGTGGTTTAAATTAATTGTGGAATCGGTACCTATGTAATAGCTATCAGAAACTCGAATATCATTTACTATAAAGTTTACATTGTACTGATACCCGGAAAGAACACTTTGCATTAATGCAGCTACTGCTTCATAGGTAACACTATTGGAAGTTGTCGTTTTATACTCTGTTCCATTTAATTTAAAATAATAGTCGGAGTATTCATACAAACCAGACGTATCAGTTGATGCTACCTCAAGCCCTACTTCCTGATATCCAGCAACAGGATTAAGCTCTACTGTAATAGCATTCGTCCAGGGAGTTTTATCAACAATAAGCCAAACTTCATCGTTAGGAAGACAACTAACGGCTGTCAATATTCTAGTACCGCCAGTAGAGGTAATTGCTACATCTTCATCACGGTATGTTGTTATACTCCATTGCGCATGTAAACTATCGTATTCTCCTGATGATGTAAGAAATGTTGCCTTGTTTATAGTAAAATTATATTTACTTTCTGCTGTTGAATTTATTTCATAAAGATTTCTTATATATTGAGAAAATACTCTTGTATCAATTATATGATCAAGCGGTATTGTTCTATCAAAAGGATCTACTTTCAATTGATATAATAAAAGATAATTTGTGTCCGGTGCTTCTGGTTGCGCATTTGGTCCGGCAACACCCGTTTTTAATTTAACATCACTTCCTGTACCTATTTCAACAAGGTCGTATCGAGTATATCCCCATTGATAGTAACACTTGACTCTCTCTTCAGCTATCCTGCTTCCTATTAATGGAATATATACAATACCATTTTCATAATCAACTATATAGTCAATGCCTTCGTCAAAACCTTCTGGATAGGGTTCATTATAGATGTCAGTTATTTTGAGATTACCAACATTCTGATAAGCAAGAGAGAATGATGTTGGTTTGTGCCCAACAATATGTTCTTCACCCGTTCTTGTTGCCCAATCGCCAACTTGATAGTTAACCTGTGGTTCAAGAATAAGAAGCTTTGTTTCATTTTCAAGAACGTGAGATACACCACCACGAACGATTGCTTTACCAGCTTTAACAACAACAGCAAGCCCAGTACTGTTTGGAATTACTTCAAGCTCATCCCATTCATCTGCGAGAACACCGTTACCATGCAATCTATTGGCCGATGAGTCAGATGTAAGAAGCGAGTTATCTATGAAATCATCGTAATTTGCTGTTCCTTTTATTTCACGAACAAGAGTACGTAATTCATTAACATCATCTTGGAGATAAACGGGAGTTCCTGCGTAATGATCGTCAGTCTGTTCTGAGGTGGAAACATTATGTTGCGTAATAACAAAACCCGTGCTTGAAATCATTCCAGTTTTTATAGAATTTTGTTGTATGAATGAGCGAGTATAAACACGACCAGCGGTACTTATTTCTGTGATAGGATTCGTTCCGTTTGCAACAAAAGAACCAAGACCAAGCAATTCAGCTTTTTCAGCGTCAGTTAAAGCAAGATACTGGCTCTGTGTATAAACTTTAATTTCCCATTTTGTAATAAGACGATCATACGTTTTTGTATAGTTATATAAATCTATATTTTTCTGAACACCTTCTTCTATTACCTCATTCTTTTTATTAAATGTACCATAGACAGAATATATCCGAATATATGCATAATTTACTACACCGGGTGTACTATCCGCAGGTGCGACAAGATCGATATTATTTGATGATTCAATAAGCTCACCGGTAGATGTAATAACACCACCGTATCCGGTTTCATGATATACTAAAATTTTTGAAGGATCAGTCAGACTTGCTTGAAGATTAAATCCTTTAATGATAGCACTGACAAAAGGATTTTGAATATTCTGTCTGAATGATTTCTTTATTTCAGTATCTATAGTATTCTGAAGATACTCATAATCAGGACTATAGAGATTTTGTATTTTGGCATCGAATACTATTTTGTCCATGGTTGCCCTACACGCCTGTTATATTAGTAAAATAGGGGAGATAGCAAGCAGTAGTTCCGATATATACCTTAAGCCAACCAGCACTATCTTGTGTTGTCCCCGTACCTTTCAATTTTATAGAACCTGTACCCGTGCTCAATATATTGTCTTTTGCATTAGTAAATGTTGTTATATTTGCTAATCCCGCGCCAGCATCGTTAGAAACAGAAAGATTTTTCATACTGACTTGTCCCGTTGACGAATTGATAACAAAAGAATTTACTACTGCAGGATCGAGAGCTATATTCATACCAACTACATGTATAATTTGAACTTCGTTTCCAGTAAGAAGAGGATCTGCAAATGTTAATACCGTGTCAGTGAAATCAAACGCGCTTTTGTGTTGAAAAACACCATCAATTGATACCAATATATATTCTTTGGAGATAGGTACTCGTGACATTGTAACAGTAAATTGACCATCAGTTGTTGCAGTAATAGTATCAGTTACGAGATTTGCGCCAGCTTCAGAAAAAACATTGCTGACTATTTGAAATCTAATTTCTTCTCCACCAGATAGGGGTGTGTTAAATTGAATTCCGGCAACTATTCCAGTTGAAGAGAAAAATGTATATATACTTTTGCTTTGGACATATCCATCAATAGAAACAGTTACATAATCCTGGTGAATGGGTAATACAGATAATTCAAATTTTGTTTGTCCTGTTTCTGCAATATATTCATCAACAGCAAGCATCGCACCAACTGCCGGTCTGAATATAAAAACATATGCTTCATGCGCTGCTACAGCATACAATATTGGATTTGATATCGGAGGTTCTGTTACTGTAAGTAATCCAACTGTTGAATCAGATAAGTAGTACCATGTATTTGGTATGAGATTAAGAGTGGCGCTGGTATCTTCAAAGTAACCGCCACTCGATATTATAAAATTATCCGCATCAAGAATGCGAATAACAACAAATTGACCCAGTGTGTGAGGATTATCAGCTTTAGCTTTGGTGTATCCATTGGGATCAGCATGGCTATCATATCTTAAAACATCTCCAACAACAAATCCATGATCTATTATAGTCACTCGGTGCGTTGTTCCGCCGCCCCCACCAATTGATTCCCAATTTACAATTTGAAGTAGGAAATCAGTTGAGGTATGATCTACCTTGCATTTATAAATTCCTTCTTCAAAAACAACTACTTCTCCAATAGTGTAATCTACTGCTGTTTGCCACGGTATAATAACGCTTTTTCCCTCAATTGATCCGATGACACGTAAATCCTGGCCAATGGATACTCCACCGGAGTTAACAGCCAAATTTCCAGCAATATTAACATTGTCACTGAATACGCTGCTTCCCCCAACAAGAAGATTGCCATTGGCAGTAAGATTTTGAATAGTCATGCTGGCGCTGACATTAAGATCTGGCACATTGAGCGTACCTGTCATCGTATCACCGGACTTTAGAATGTAGCGAACATCATTATAATCTCTATCGCCAACATCGCTTCCTATTACAGGATCAGACACATTAAAGAAGTTAGTACCGATCATATCGATACCGCTTCGTGCAATAATGACACCATATATATCGGCAGTACCTGTTACAAGAAGATTGACAAAAGATTGGCTATCAAATCTATCTTGCCGAGCTGTATTTATATCAGATTGCTGAATCGCTCCAGTAAGATAGAGATTTGCGTTGTACAGGATATCACAAAGAAGAACAGCTCCATAAGGTATGTTTGGTTTTATTGCAGTGCCTATCGGAGCAATTACGCCTTGCACAGTTCCGATCTGAAAACCATTTTGGTAATCTTTGTAATAGGGTATGTTGTCGCCATCTATATCCAATTCTCCTAATTGATATGTATATTCAATATAGGCTGTTACCCAAACTTCGTTTCCGAATCCTGGATCGATAGATGGTTTTATAAAAATATTTACAACAGGGTTAGATGAGGAAGGTACTACTATTCTTTCACCAGCAAGTGTTCTTGCTACAGTTTCTTCAAGGATTATTGTATATTCAATTTCGGTATTTGGTATAAGTACCCCGCCATAAATAATACCTTTAATCCCACCATCCACTGCTACTTCACGAGTATTTAGCTCGCCATAGGTTTGAGCAGTGTTATGGTCACTTGCGTATATTAACCGTTTAGTACCAAACTGTCTTTTTCTCACGAGTAGACCTCAACAACTTCCAGACTTGGGTTATAATAATACGATAAATCATAATAAGCGTATATTGGATCAGGTTCGACCAGATTGATTTCAATTCCATCTGGATATAAGATAACCTTCGTATCATTTGAAAAAACTATCGAATATTTTAGTTCAGGTGGGATGAATTTTTTCAGAAGATACAAAATTCTTTGCAAGTCAAACTCAGCAATAACATTATTTCCTGCTCCAAACAAAAGAATAATCAATGACGATGTTTTTTTAAGTCTCAGGAACAAATTATTTACTCCGTATTTATCATACAGTTTAACGTTAACGGGTTCCAACATATCTGTAAAATTATATGGAACTGGTGTAATTTCAGGATTGGGAGTTTCTCCATTAATATCAACAGCAACATTCATTCCAGTTGATGTTAGAAAATAAAGGTCTGCTTCGGTGGTTCCTCTATATATTTTATAAAATTCAGCTCCATACACATAATCCCACATAATTACGTTTTCATTCATATAAGGTTCTGGCCACCATCGTCTATCCACTCGTAGGGTAATTACTGATGTTTCTTCTCCATCGCGTGTACATGCTGCTATACCATACCAATAGTCACCTCTTCCAAGTCCAGTAGAAGTTGCTGTGAAAGTATACGCTGTTTTCTGTGTGTCATATAAATTCATATTATAATGAATTTCATAATGATCAAGTTCAAGTAGGTTTTCCTGGAATGAATCAAACATCATTTGGAGAGACTTATCATATGATGCATATTCAAATGCTTTGAAATTTGTTGAAGCAAGACTGGTAAATTTAGCTTCAGCTTCATCTCCTTCTTTATACAATCCTACAAAGGGAGAAAATCTGTCTTCAAAATATGAATAGCGACATGTTTCTATAGAAACATCTGATTTAATCGCTGTCGCTTCAATATCAATTTGTTTATACTGACTGCCGAGTACTGCAGCATACCATGTATACAAATTCAGGGTTCTGATGCTATATGGAGCGCTTTTACGAGAAAATTTTATATTATATTTATCCCGTGCTTGAAATACCATTGAAATATTTCCTTTAGGAAAAATATAATTGATCTCAAATTCTCCGTAAACTCCAGTTGATGTAGTAAAACTGTATATATCATTAACAAATACATCAAATTTGCATTCACTTACGCCTAAATAACCTTTTAGATTGTAAGTGGTATCCTTAGAATAAGGAATAGCAAACGGTGTTTTATCATAAAAATTCTTATCGATAAGAACAGCTTTTAATGTTTTCCAATAAGGATCATTTAAAATTTCTGTCGATGAGTTCTCAATCGATCTTAAATATGGATACGCATTTGTAGTGTCAATTGCATAACACATATAAGGAGTACTAAAGCTAAGGCGCACCCCCAATCCTGCTGAACGAATTGAATAAATATAATATCGATCAAATATAAATGCTGTATCCGTATAAAGTCCTGTAGAAGATGTTCCAATAAAAGCAGGGTTTTTATAATCGATATATATTTTCAGGTTATCTATATTTGGTGTATATGTAGATGAAGTATCACTGTATCCAATAAGTCCTGTTGATGTAAGATCAAACACTCCTTCTTCTACAACTGCGCCAAACCACTGGGATTTCTTAAATATATCTATTACCCAAATGAGACTGCCTGTAGTAAATTGAGTATTTGATAGGATATTTGTAGTAGAATCAAATGTTGTACCATTTAATGGTATAGCAAGATCTCGATAAATATTGTAATTAGTGAATGTTGAATTTTTATTGTTTGTAAAATCAATCTCATCCCATGTAAGAGTAGCATCAATTCCATTATATTGTACAAAAAGATTTAATGGTTGTGATGGATAAGAATATCCTATTTCAACTGAAGAAAAAACCGATAATTCTCGAGCAGCAGAGAGAGCTTGCATTTTAAAATACAGCATTTTTCCGTCATGATAATCAGATTCGGTAGTATATTCAAAATACGATACACCATCGATATCATACGTTCGATCTTCATCTATTTGTGGTTGTGACGCATCTATACGAGTTTTTACGCTAATATAGGCGACACCTGTAGAGCTCATGAATAAATAATAGCCACCGATGTCACCCGTAGGTTTAGTAAAACTGAACGTAAACTTGGTTAAGTTGTCTTCAAGTGTTGTAGAAGCTATTACAAAATTGGTTATGGGGTCTATCATTAATATTTTCTCATAGCAATAATTTCAGATTAAAGAACACTTGGTAGGTCGCTAACATCAAAAATAACTTGATAGGTGCTATTTTTAAGGTTGATTATCGTCTCTTTTTGTGTTTTCTTTTTTGCATAGAGAACGTATCGAACTTAGTAATAGGATTTTGACAGAATTTTTCGAGGCTATCTTTAAATGACATTTTTTCTATTTCTGTCAGAATTCCGCCTTCAGTTGCATTAATAACTTTCAACTTAGCTGTATTGATTAATCCTACTAATGTGTTCTTATAAAGATGTAGCGTTTGAGAAGTCCATACGGTCTCCGTTGGTGAAAGATTAATTGAGACATCTCTATGTATCTCTTCTGCTTTAAGTTTTTCGATCATATATCTATGTTCTTCTGATCCAATGGGATGCTCGTCATGATGAATTTTTATATCAAGGAAACCATCACAGAAGGCCTTATCGTCGGTGTAGCAAAAATCGTGCCCAATTAAGATTACAGCTGATGGACTGAGATAGGTAGAAAACTGAAACATTGTCGCACCAACAAAGAATTTGTTGGAAAGGACACCCCACCCTTCTGTTGGTTTTATAAGTTTCTTAAGCGCCTCTCCTTTTGGAGATTTATCAAGATCAGATTGATTGAAAAAATAGACATGCCCTTTCCATGCTTCCAGTGTTCGAGGGTTGGTTGTTGTCGGACAGGCCAGAGTGAATTCTGTAGTATCAATATTATTCCAGAATTTTTTGAGAGACTCATGCGGATCAATATTAACAACGAAATCCGGTTTGATCTCGTTCTGTAGTAATTTAAAGAGGATGACATCCGCACAAAGAATGATGCAATTATTTTGATATTCTTTTAAGAGATGAATGTTCTTATCCAAGGAAGGTCCAGCAGCAACAATGACTACTGGTAAATTTGCATACGGTCTGGTATTTTTTATAAACAGTAGCGGACGGGACTTCTCGGTAGACAAGTATCCCTTTGCTTGATTTTCTGCATAATTATTTTTCCACAGAGTGATAAAGGGATCTTTCTTCAGACGCTCTGCAATTTCAGGGTTACTTACTGTTTTAGTGAGCATTTCAATATACCTACGCTATCCGAATTTCTTTATCAGAGAAAAGTTTCTTGCATATACGAATGTTATAGGATTCGTCTTTGTCGATTAGCGGAAGAATTGTATCCCACTTGTCTAGCAACTCAGTAACAATGTCAGCAACAGAGTATCTTGGATGAAACCCCAGAGTTGTTCGTGCTTTTTCGATGGTTACTTTGTAATTTCTTACATCTTGAACATTCTTAACATCAAGTTTTATGTGTCTGTCTGGATATCTCTTTTCAATGACATCTTTTACAGTATAGCCAACTTCTCCAACAGTAAAATTATCAAAAGCGATGTTAAAAACGCCAGAAACGGAATAATTTGCTTGGATACTTCTGAGATAGGCTGAGACACAGTCCCGCATTGATAAGATTGGCCTCCAGATAGCTGGATTACTAATCGTAACCACTCCTTTGGTAAGTGCATTGAGAACCATGGTATTTACGATGAGATCTAAGCGAAGTCGGGGGCTGTAACCTGAGACGGTTCCTTTTCTGAGGCAAATTACTGAAAAGTCATCCTCCTGAAGATGCATGACTCCTTTCTCTCCTTGAAGCTTTCCGATTCCATACGGATAAAAGCAGGAAATTTTCGATGTCTCATCGAACAATTTATCAACCGTATAGCCGTACACGGAACAAGACGATGCATAAATAAATCTCTTAACTCCTGCTTGTCGGGATATGTATGCGAGATATGACGGAAGCGAGGCATTGTAAATAAAACTTCTAACTGGGTCAAATTCACTCATCGGATCATTTGATAAACCTCCGAGGAAAATGCATTGATCAAATCCTTCTAAGTCTTTCTCGGTACAAGAAAATAAATCTTTTTGGATAACATTGACTTCTTTTGGAAGGCGATTTCCAAACCACAGTAGATCAATAACAGTTACATCATACCCGTGATCCAATAATACAGGAACCAAGGCACTTCCAACGTATCCTGCGCCGCCAAAAACCATGAGTTTCATAAAATACTCCTTGTTTTGTTTTTATCTACTATTTACAGATTTAAAATCATCTGGAATAATAGCGTTGAATGATATTTTTCTGCGTGTTTTTCTTGTATTACACACAGGACACTGTGGGTGATTTGGAAATTTTTCCTCACCATAGGGTTTTTTGTATTCAAATATCTTTTTACAATGTTCACAGTAGTAATCGTCAATCATTACCAACCTCCTGCTATGAATGTATCAAATTTATTGGTATTGAGAGAAGTATCTCTTGGAACTTTTGTTTTCATATCTTTTATAGATATTTCTTTTATTGGTTTTTCTGGACTGACATATTTCGCATAATCATACACGGTTCTTCCTTTAGAACCAATATGCATTATTCCGAGAAAATCGCTTTTTGCTATTTTTGCTATTTTCTGAGCTATTTCATTTACAGGCTCTCGAGAAGTCAATTGATCAACGAACGCTCCTTCATAGGGAAATTCAGTAGGTCCAAAAGAAAGTCTGATTATGACGTGCTTATCATATAATCTAACTGCACACTCCCCACCAAGCTTACTCCAAGCATATTTATTTACTGGATATATGGGATCTTCTTCACCATAGTTTCCCTTTTCCCCGCTAAAAACATAATCAGTAGATATATAAACAAGGCGAATATTGTACTGCTGGCATACCGTAACAATATTAGATGTTCCAATAATATTAACTGCTAATGCTTTCATAGGATCTTGTTCAATTTTTGGAGGGGATACGAATGCTGCTGCATGAACCATTGTTTTTATAGGGTCTCCAACTTGATTTATTACTGCAAGTGTAGTATTCATTCCGTCAACATCAGTGACATCAAAATCTTTTGAGGATGGAAATAGTGCATCTGGTATTACTTTTTTCATTTCTTTACCAAGAAGTCCAGATCCTCCGGTAAATAATATATTTTGTGTATTCATTATAACCTCTTAAATTCAGGAAATACTCGCGTGAACCAGTATAACAATATAAAATGAGTCCACACATTTGTTGAAGAAATAGTTGCATCCTTTGAATAGTATCTTACTGCATTATTAAGCAGTTCTTCTATATTCAAAACATTTCTTAGCTCAGTTGATTTAGCCACATAGTACGTTTCTAATATTATCGGCTTCATTCGTTCAAGCATTGTTGCAACTGGCACAGTAAATCCCATTTTTGGACGATTAATTATCTTTTCTGGAATTTTTCCTTTAATGGCTTCTTTTAAAATCCATTTTGTTGTTACACCATTAAATTTGTACTTTTCAGGTATTCTATGAGCTAACTCTATTATTCGTTTATCTAGAAAAGGAAATCTGCCTTCTAGGGAATGCGCCATCATAATTTTATCAGTCTTCATCATCAAATCTTCAGGAACCCACGTTTTAAGATCGTAGGCCATCATTCCATTCAACACACCGTTTCTATCAAAGTATTCTTTATATTTTTCTTGTGCTTGCATTACATGAGACGTATCTAGCATAAATTTATGAGAATTAAGATAGTAATGGCTATTTGATAAGAATAATGCAAATTTCCATTTGTCCTCTCCCTGGGTTTTCATGGTTCTACCATATTGTGGATATCCTGCAAATAGTTCGTCTCCCCCTTCACCAGATAGAACAACAGTAACATGTTTTTTTAATTCTTCACACAAAACAAATAAGGGAAAGCTCGCGGGATCAGCTAGAGGCTCATCAAGATTCATAGCTATTTTGTGGAAATCCTTAACGAACGAATCAGGTGTTGTTACGACTTCAATATGATCTAATCTGAGTTGGTTAGCAACTTCACGGGAAAATTCAAATTCATTTACTTCAGGGTACCCAATATTAAAAGTTTTGAGGTTGGAATTGTTTTTATGAATGAAGTATGATATAATACTTGAATCTACACCGCCGCTCAGAAGCATTCCAATAGGAACTTCACCCATAAGTTGAGATTGTATAATTGTATCAAGTGTATATAGTATTTCTTCTTTGAAATTCTCTATAGTTGTTGTTTCATCAGGATTGTATACTACATCCCAATATACATGAGCTGCTGCACGCATATCTTTGAATTCTATATAAGTTCCCGCAGTCAAACGATAGATGTTCTTAAACAACGTACAGGGAGCATGCATATACCGAAACATTAAGTAATCTTGAAATCCATAAACATCTAGAGAAAGATCAATGTTTGGAACGCTGAGAATAGCTTTAATTTCTGAAGAAAATATAAGTACATTATTATCTTCATATATATAGAGTGGTTTTATCCCCATATGATCTCTTACAAGATATATAGCATCAGCATGATTATCCCAAATACAAAAAGCGAACATGCCATTAAGCATTTCAAATGAATCTTTTCCAAAAGTTTCGTATAACCGTAAAACTACTTCGGTATCAGAAGTAGTTTTGAACCGACATCCTTTTTGTATAAGAGTATCTCTTAATTCTTTATAATTATATATTTCTCCATTGTACACAATACCTATTTTTTTGGAGTCATCTGTGTACATTGGTTGCTTTCCGCCAGAAATATCAACAATAGATAAACGTACATGGGCGCAACCAAAGGTTGAATCAATATGAATTCCTTCATCATCTGGCCCACGGTGTTTTAGTACTTTCTGAAACTGAGTCAATACTTGCTGCGTATTAAGCATTCCAGACTTTTTGTATAATATTCCTGCTATTCCACACATATATTTTTACTCGTATATAATTTATTAGAGCGCAGAGATAATTGTTTTGCAAATATGATCAATGTCTTCTTCGGTAATAGAATCATACATTGGTAAACAAAGTATTCTGTCTGAGATATTATTTGTAATAGGAAGTTTTTCAGATAAGTAGGTATTGCCAAAGCACTGCATTTTATGTACGGGAGGATAAAAATATTTTTTATTTCCTATTTTATTTTCATCAAGAATACTACTCACTTTATCCCGTATTGAATTTTCTGTGAACAAAATAGAAAAATCTTTGTATGTTGTTTTTATATTTTCAGGGATTACTTGAAATTCAACATATGAGTTTAATTTCTCTTTATACATATCGGCAATTTCATTTTTTCTATCAACTGAGGTTGACAGATGCATCATACTACTCAAACCAACTATTGCGTTTATTTCTGTTATCTTTGACCACTGCCCGGCGTACTTACAATCATACTGACCGTGGGGACTCCCCCAGTTTCTAAAATCTCGTACAAATTCAACTATATTAGCATTGGCAGCAAGAATACCGCCTTCAATTGTTTGCATCGGTTTTGTAATACTTGAGCTAAAGCAAGATACATCTTCTAATGTTCCATTTCTCTTACTAGAAAAAGAGCCTCCGAATCCATGACTATTATCACCTATTATTGGTTTATTAGTTTTTTTCTTAATATAATCAATATCATAGTGAACACCAAAAACATTGACAGGCATTACAGCATCAAACTGTCCAACAGCTGAGTCAATATCCATAGTATATGTATCTTGATGTATGTCACAGAATACTGGAATCATATTTGCCCAGATGATTGCATGGACACTCGCATAAAATGTAAATGATGGTACAAGCACCCTTGCATTCTTTGGAATCAAGCCATAATGAGCAAGGGCAAGCAATCCAAAAGTTAGTGCGTGGGTTCCGCACGCAGTAAGCACAACAGGCTTTCCAAGATATTCTCCTATTTCTGACTCAAGATCTTTTGTATAAAGTCCCCAATTGGTAACTTGACCTGTTTTAAGAGCGTCTACTACGCGTTCTTCAACCATATCTATATCTATACTTGGTTTGTAAAAAGGTATCATTTTGTTGCTCCTAATTTTTTTTTAAATCTAGCTGGATTACCAACATATATGGAGTTATCATATATAAGGTTATTTACTACCACAGAACCAGCTCCTACTATAATATTGTTACCTATTTTTATTTTTTCTCGTATGCTTGATCCTGTTCCTAAAAAACATTGTTTTCCTATGTGACAATCGCCGCTTAATGCTGCTAAGGGTGCTATATTGCTAAAACATCCTACAACTGTTCTGTGGCCGATAGTTGCATTTATGTTAACTATGGAAAATTTTTCTATATAGACACTAGTTGTAATTACTACTCCAGCGCACACAATAGAGCCCATTTCAACAATTGAATTTTTCATAATAACGGCTGTTTGATCTATGAGATTTGGAAAGTGTTCAAATCCAAGATTTGTCAATTTGCTATATAAATTAAATCTTACTTTTGGATTTCCTATACCAATGGTTATATTACTCGTATTTTTTATTGAATTTATATCTAAAACAGGTTTTCCTTCGTATGTTTTAAATTTGTATGCATCATCGATAAATGCAACTACAGTATATCCAACTCTTTCAGCAAGTGCAGTGACTTCTTGACCAAATCCGCCACAACCGTATACATATATTTTATTGGACATATTTTTAATTTTTTATTGCTTCTATTATTAGTGTTGAATTCAATCGTGTTTCCACATTACATAAATCTTTATTTTCGCTCATTCCCAATGTAGCTTTTCGAATGTTGCTTTTAAAATTTGAATCATTTATACGACGAATAAGTTCTTCTTCATTGTAAAGCCAGTGATGCCCCCACCAAGTAAAAGCTATATTGAGCATTTCAGCTTTATTCTTTATAAATGCGTGGCTTGGAATCCAGCACTGATCCTTCCAATCAGTAACATACTTTTGGATAACTTCATCCAAATCAAATGTTGCTATTCTAAAAACACCTCCGTGCTTCAAAACAGCATAGCAGTTATTCAACATATTTTTACATTCTTCAACGGTAAGGTGTTCGATAAAGTGTTCACAGTACGCAACATCGACGCTATCCTTTTCAAAAGGAAATGGTTTTGTTACATCATGGTGCAAATCGACTTTGTATTGACCAATATCTATATTAACCCACCCTGTATAATATCTTTCTCCGCAAGCTATATGAAGTTTCATAAATCTACCTTTTTCCATTTGAATCTTAAATGGGATGTCGGTATAGGTAATCCATTATTTATTTTTTTTATAAGAAGATCGTAATTAATTGTATCATTTCGTATTAATTTGTGAGTTGACCCATTCAATATTCCTTCGATATAAACATTATTCAGATGGTTATTTTTTGCTATGTTATCTAATCTTAATCTGAGGAAATTGTCAGTATATCCATGATTTCCCGTAAAATCTTCATCGTACGCCCCCGAATCAATAAATAATTTTTTAGTTATAAGAAGTGTACTTGGATGAATACCTATTTTTTGCTTATTGTGATGATACATAGCATCAAACGTATAATATTTTGTGGGATCAAATTCAGTATTTAAAATGTATTCCATAGTATCAGTTGGTACGAGGTAGTCTATATCTGTTCTTAAAACCCAGTCTGTTTTAGTTACAAATACACTTAAATTTCCAGCACCGCCATCATTCCATGGTATGTCTTCAAGAACTTCATATATTTCTATATCCAAATCAGGTATTTTTTTGAATACGTTTGAGAGTTTTTGTGCATCATTAGAACAATCATCCACAAGAACAATCTTAAGATTCTTTTTTATATTGTCAGTGTATGCATTCCAATATTCCAATTGTAATGGAAGTACATCTGCCGCATTGTAATAAGGAGTAGCTAAAGTTATATTGTTGATCATAAAAGAAATCTCCTTAAATTTTTTGAATTATTCCCAATCCACATCCATCGAGATATGTCAACTCAGAAGCTTTAGTATGAACTTCTGCTAGCTTATTTATATTTATATAATTTATATTATTTTTTTCAGACCATTCGTTAAGAGCTTTCTGCACACCCCCTGCTTGTGTAGAATCATAATCAATAGCTTTTTTACTGGTATCATGCAGAAAAATAAGACCATTTGCTGACAAATAGGGATACCATAGTTCAAGCTCCTGCAACGTATGTTTATATTGATGCGACGAATCGATTACAATAATTTGAGGATTTCCGTTCATATGGTGTTTACAATATTCTAGTAAACGAGGATCAGCAGAATCTGCTGTTACAACTTTTATATATTCCGCTAACCCGGCTTTTTCTACATATCTATTCGTAAATTCATTTGCTTGTTTATTGTTGTCCACAGTAACAAAAGAATTTTTTAATCCCATTTTTCGTAGCATAAATCCTATTAACAACGCAGAGTATCCCTGAGATGTTCCAAACTGCACCACACGTTTTACTATACTTCCCATAATAAATCCCTGAAGAACACACATAAGAGATACATTACATTCTGCCGCAAGATTCTTTTCATCAGTTTCTGTATACCATTCATCCATAACTTTCCATTCAGCGTCAGATAAGAATGAGTACACTGGAGGAACATATGTTGCTCCCTCTGCCTTAAACCACCAGTATCTACCATGTTCTCTATTTTTAAATACCAAGGACCTTTCGTTTGCCATTAATCATGCCCTCCAATTGGATTTTTATTTTGAGGTGACTACACTGTATAGATAACACCTAAATGGTTATGCAGTTTCTCTATTTTTATTTTTATCTTTTTATCAAAAAAGAATTTTTGGATAGCTTCGTATACTTCTGATGTTTCTAAATTATCTTTATACTCATGCGATAATATAACACCTCTTTCATCAAGGCAAGCATACACATTATTTAATACATCCATAGTTGATTCTTTGAGATCCACATCCATCCATAGTATGGATAATTTTTTAGAAAACCCTTTGAGAGAGTCTTCATACCAGCCTTTTATAAATTCAACGTTTTGCAGAACTCCGTATGTATTTATATTATTCTTAACAATATCAAAATCACCCTTATATTCATGCGGCTTATATACCTTATGACCTACATCAGGTAGTCCTTCAAAAGAATCAGCTATGACAAGTTTCTTAGAAAAATAAGATACAGCCCAACTTAGGCAGCATGAAGAATATCCTTGGAAGCAACCGCACTCCATGATATCTCCAGGAACAGCCAATTGATGTGTTTGATAAATATAACGCGCAATATAAAGCATTTCTTCAGAATTGGTTGCTAGTACATATGTATCATCTCCTATCGCTGTCGGATTCTTTTTTTGCATAGCTCCTGCTATTGATTTGTATGTATTATATAATGTTTTTACATAGAAATCAAATTTTGCTCCAGACAAAGCATCTATGCTTTTTTTAGAATAGTGTTCAGAATTGTTGTGTGACACTTTTATCTCCTTCTTATCCAATATCTATTTTTATCAGATAATTCTGAAAATTGTTTCTTGCCAATCATGCAAGTATCGGTCGTTATTGAATATGTCTATTGCCGTTTTATAACTTTCTTTAGCAATTTTTTTGAACGCACTGCTATCCTCTGAAAGAAATATTATAAATTCAGCCAATTCTTTAGGGTCTTCAGAATAAAAACCATTAATTCCGTTACGTATAAACATACCAACATCATGGGATTTGTAGCTTACTGTAACAAGTCCACACATCATTGCTTCTGTTCTCGATCGTGGCATGGGAGATCGTATTGTTGGATTGAAATAAATTGAATATTCCCGAATAGCATCAACATAGTTTCTATATTTTGAGAAAGCATAATCATTATTTTCTTTATCTTTATACTGTGTGGGTTCAGGTGTTACCACACCTTCTACTTGCAGATGTTCTGGTAGATATGAATTTACAGCATTTAATATATGTAAACCTCTGTAATGTGGTCGTCCTATCATATTAGTAAGACCTAGAACAGCTTTATGATACAATGATCTTGGAAACTCAGCAGGGTCAAACCCATGCCATATAACACGAGACTTATAAAATTTCCACTCACGCTCTGCCTGATGGGAGTTGCATATAACCATTATATCTTTTAAATAATTAACTAAATCTTGGCGAGCGGATTCAATCACTTGCAAGAGATCAGCACCAGCATAATCTGGCGTGTACGCTCCATAAAATTGAGGTGTTCCGTGACAAATTCCTATTTTTGGAATTTCTCCAAGCTTTTCTACAAAGTATCTAAAATTTAATCCCCAATTAGCACTAATAACATTATTAGTATATTCTGGATGAAGGCAGTTTTCATCAAAATGCAAAATTGCAAGGTCATAGTTTTTTACATTTATATCTCTTATTTTTTTTAGAGTGTCGTTTGCAGGAAACGGTCTTTTTGAATAACCCCATCTGTAGCAATGACTTGTTCCGAGGTCAGTAATAAGAGTAAAATCATGAGGTAATTTATGGAGTTCGTACTGATGAGGAAGATGCCAGCAATACGTTAAAATTTTTAATCTTTTTCTTTTGATAGGTTCATAGATGTATGGAATTTGATTTTTGAAATGATTCTTTAAAAATAAATAATCTTCATTCTTAGAATAATCAATATTATATCTGTCCGCCCATTTTTGTACTTTATCATAAATATCCATCGACCACCAACGAGCAACATCCTTCATTTCAGGATGTTTTTCATGCATTATTCTGTAATTTTTCATGCTTCGCAACGGGATGGACGCAGGATCTTCAATTGACGGTGGGTGATTCATATGAACTGTATAGACAGAATTACTATATTTGATACGCGCTCCTTTCTTATAAAGACGATATCCCATTTCAACATCATCCCACCCAAATCCTGTTTTTGGGTCAGATGCTTTATGCGATAGTGCAGCATCAAATAAATCTTCAGTTATAAAACTTTTTTTAATAGAGAAGTTACGAGTTATGCAGTTAACAAAACTTCTTTTATTAACAGGATCTTGCATATCTGTTAGCTTTCTAACAGTAACTTCATTTCTGCACTCAGCTAATACTATAGATACATTCCTGTCTAAAACTTCAATATTTTGCGGTCCGATGACAACATCACAATCATCAAATGAATAGAGACGCGCAAAGTTTGCTAAATAAGTATTATCCATAATACAATCAGAATCAATTATTATTATAATGTCACCAGTAGATAGCTGCACCCCCACATTTCTGCAAACGCACTGACCAATATTTTCTTCGTTATTTATTACTTTTAAACCAATTCCTTTATTTTCATAGAGAGATACAAAAGAATCTATAACTTCTTTTGAATTATCGGGAGAATTATCATTAAATACGATAACTTCCCATTTGCCATTATAGTTTTGATTAAGTACAGCTTCTAAAAAAATGCCTACTTCTTTTTCTTTTTTAAAAACTGTTGTTACTATGCTGAAGGAAGGGATACTTTGCATTTAGCATTCACCATATATAAAATTGTCAGATTCTTTTTTGTTCTCCCACTGATGTAATGAAAAACCCTGCTTATCCTTATCCGACAGGACAGCATCATCTTTTAAAAGAGCTACTATCTCTTCATGCAATTTTGGTTCGCAGAGTGACCAATCAATATCATTTGATGCAGGAGAAATTGATGCTTCACATCCTTGAGAGTATTCACCTGAGCACAGATATTCAATCATTGTTACTTCCTTGAAAAAATTACCATGTGCACATCCTGCAGGTATCCATATCCACTCAGATTCAGATTCAAAATCCAAACTTACAGGCATATCATATGCGATGGCCTTCCCGTATGTGGGACTTCCTTTTCGTATATCCAGAATCAAATCAACCATGTGGCCTTTCACTGTTCTAACCAGTTTTCCCATGTAGGGATTCCATTGAAAATGCAAGCCACGCACAACATTTTTCTTCGATAAACTTTCATTCATCTGAACAATGTCAAATCCTACTTCTTTTGCCATATCGCTCTTTCTAAATGTTTCAGCAAAATATCCACGGTGATCATAAAATTTTCCAAATTTTATGACTTTAACTCCAGGTACTGCTAAATCTTTTGATTGTATAATTTTCATTCTTTCCTCCTGATTAATTATGTATATACAACATTCTCGGTACTTTTGCTATTCGATTCATCCCATACTTCTTAATTACTTTTTCAATGAATACCCAATCTTCCCATGAAACGCGACTTCCCCAACGAAATTCTCGAGCTATGTCTGAACGAATAATAAAGCACCCACAATCTATTTTTCCATAGTCAAGACTAACCTCAACATGCATCCAATTTTTACCATTATGTATCATGTTGCAATATGATGCCACAATAACATCACTTGTGGCAATAGGGTAAAAAACTTCTTCTGTAAATGTTGGAAAATAATAATTATCGATTCCCGTAAATATGACACCCTCACTTTTGCTTGATAGTATATCAATACCAAAATTTCGTGGTGTATGTCCCCAATCGTTATATCGTTTTGGAGTACTTAAAAGATGTATTCGACTATCATTGATATATTCAATTTGTCTTCTAATTTCAGGTTTCATAGGACCATCATATACTATTATAATTTCTATATTAGTATATGATTGTGCAAGCAAAGATGGTATGGCAACAGGTGCTTGTTGATACCATGGTACAATGTATGAAACTAGTCCTTTAGAATGTTCTTTAGTGGATTTAGCAATATGTTGTTGTGTTTTACCAATTTCTTCTTGGACAATAAATGTTTCTTTATTTTCTTGTTGATTAAGCTGTTCTGGTAGTACAGATTCCGAAATTATAAATGGATTGTAATAGGGATCACCATTCCTTAATGAATGTTCGTGCTTTGTTTTAAAAATCTTTTTATCTAATTCTTGTAAAGCAGGTGTCTTTGCACCATGAGACTTATATCGAGTATTTGTTCCTAAATGAGTAACGGTGCAATAGGGAACAGCAATATTAAACAATCCTGTATCTTTAATTCGTATACAAAGATCAACATCAAAGTGAAATCCATAAAAATTCTCATCAAATCCACCAACTTTATCAAATACTTCTCTTTTAAACATCATCAATGCTGAAGGTAATGCTGAGACATTTTGAGTGAGAATAGCTCTTCCCATGTGCCCCATTTCGTCTTTATCTAATCCAGAAAAAAGTTGAGATATAAAATTAATTGAATCTACAGCTAATCCAAAATTTTGAACTGTTCCATTTTGATTAAGAATTTTACATCCTACAACTCCTACTAATGGATCTTGTGAATAGCTCAGAAGCCACTCTATCCAATTGGAATCTGTTATTCTTATATCATCATGTACTACTACAACATGCTGTCCTGCTGCATACTTTATAGCGGAATTAAGTTTTCTTGATAATTTGAAATCGCTCGATTTGTCATGTATGGTTTTTATACGAGCATCACCCTTATAGATATTTTTAAGACTATCTATATTATCTGATAATATAACAATTTCATAATTGTCATAGATTGTTTTGTTTACAATTGAATCAACAGCAACATTAATATTTCTGTCTGCAGCGTGCGTGGCAATTACTATACTTACAAGAGGGTTGTTCAAAAGCATTGGTTTTATTTTATAGTGAGTCTTACCACCAGGATTCGTAACTTCAGCAAGAATGCCTCTTCGTCGAAGTTCATCTGATACTGCCTTAATTCCGTTTGTGGCAGCTATACTAAGTCCTTTTGAAACATCACTAAATGATCCAGCATGGCGTCTCCAATAATAAAGAATTTTTGGAATATGGAAAACTTTTCTTGATGCATTCGTTAATCGAAGAACAAGGTCATGATCCTGGGAACCTTCGAAACCTGCTCTGAAGCCACCTATGCTATTAAATAAATCTTTTTTTACTGCAAGAAAGTGACAGATATAATTGGTTGAGAGGAGGTAATGGGGAGAGAACCGAGGCTTTCTATGTTCTACGAGTCTATCTTCATATTTCAAAGCTTCATCGGTGTACACAATGTCGGCAGCGAAATCTTTAAAGATTGTAGCAATTTCCATAAGAGCATCTTCATGAAGCTCATCATCATGATCAAGAAAAGCTATGACACGACCAGAAGCTAGTTTGACCGCTTCGTTGCTCGCAAAGGCAATTCCTGAATTTTTATTGAGAAATTTTACTGATGCTCGTTTGTCATCACTGAGTGAGCGCACGTAACTTACAACTGCAGGATCAGTTGAACCATCATCACAGACGCACCATTCCCAGTTTCCGTATGTCTGTTTTTTAAGGGAATCAAAAGCAGCCCGGATGTAAGCAATGGTGCCATTGTATACAGGCGTGATGATAGATATTAATGGTCTTTCGTCAGAATCTGTCATATTGTTATTTCATTTTTCGAATTAAAATTTTTTAAACGCGGTGAATCGCTCTCTTCAGTTTGATTATATACATTCTCTTTTCGAATAAGTTTATTTTCTTCCTCGAGTGAATCCAGAGAGAATCGTCGAATATATTCTATCAAGGGAGAAGCGACAGCAGACCATGAGAGATTTTTCTGCAACAATTTGTGAGATCGATCAGACACGGTGAGGAAAGATTTATTAGTTTCGTATCTCTGGATGTCTCGTCGCAATGTGTGTGCGCTTGTGGGATAGATGGAATCATTGATATATCTGAGTTCATTGAAGAATGAATTATTCTCATTGATGATCACTGGGAGTCCATGGGAGATCATGTCCAGGATTCTGCCGCGCACTGAGTATTTCTCCTCGAGCCAATCCCAGGCCAGAATAATACCTGCGTCGTAATGTGTATAGAGTTCTGCAGGATCATCACAAAATTCCTCAGTCACCGTGATGTTATACGATGAAGAATTTGATTCAAAGAATTTCTTAAAGAAGTTATTGTAGGTGTTGCCGTAGCGGGGATGTTTCACTCCGACAAAATCAATGTCTGTGTTTTTCAGATCAGGTGCTATTTCCAACAATTTTTCCGGTCGGTACCAGGGATAGATGGGACCAAACCAGAGCAATTTCAATCGAGTCGATGTGTTCTCCTTCTGCACTTTTTCAACAATGTCAACACCCAGGGGAACTTTCAACAACGGAGAAAATTTAAAAGCTTTCCAGTTCAACTTATCCGTTGCAAAGAACTGCCCCTCATAGTAATAATACTGACGATCCGTTGCGTAGAGTGTGCAGTTTGCCCGTGTGATCAGATTCAAGTATTGCTGACGAAATGATTCCCAGAAGACCTTTCGAGAAATTGTTGATTTTCCAAGGATTGTGCAGGGAAGCTCTGCAAACAGTGGGACGAACCCATCCATAATGACATTGATGCTTCCTGGTAGCACGGAACAGTTTTTAAATCCTGTTCCTGCTGCGGACTGAACAATCACAAAATCATACTTAAGTAATTTCTTATCAAGCTCCTCCGACCAATTCCATGTTGCAACCTTGAAATTATATTGTTCTATGTCAAATGTAAGTTTCGATTTGTCGATAAGATCATTTTTTGGACAATTGAGATCGGGAACAAGGAGGGTAACTTCGAAATCGTTTTCTTTTGATAAAGCTTCAGCAAGCTTCCATGCTCTTTTTCCAAGACCAGTTGCTCGTAAACATTTGTTTTTTAGTAAATATTCTTGGCCATTTTCTGTTATAAATTCTGGAGGATTATCCTTTAATGGTAGTGGTACAGTATCAGGACTGATAATACATACTTTCATTGCTTCTCCTGCTACAGAAGATACTATCTTTACTCAATTAAAGTATCGGCACGCACTCTATTTATAAGATACGAATTGAAATATTTTTAAAAAATTTCTAATGATTTTATTCGTTGGTCCAACGTTCTATTGTTATGGCACCCGCAACAGGATATTCATTCTTATTAAATAGAATATCGCCCTGAGCTGTCTTTGTACCACCCCCCGTGGGGGTCATTGAGACTGTAGTAAGATCTATATTATCAACAGTATTGATAGCTTTAGCCGCTCCAACGACATCGGCTAGTTCAAGTGATCCACCATTCATGATTGAATTTATAAAGCTAGATACAGTTGTTTCTACATCAGATGCGACCGCATCAAAATCTTGCCCAGCTGTCTCTTTTATTCGCATGTATACAGTTATTGTAACTGCAGTCATTTCTCGAAGTAAATAATCTCTGTTTTGATAATGATTTTCAACTGAATTCAAATCATCTTCTATTGTTGCAAGCAAGCTATTGTATTGATATGCCACCTCAACAATATCATTTGCCTTGAACCAAAATCCGTTAGAAATACCTGTAGAGGTAACTGTAACCATATCAGATGCGCGTGTAGATTTTGATAAAATTCCAGTATCAAGAGTTAAGGTATAATATGTTGGATAGATAACAATACCATTAGAAATAACTGATAATAGAATGTTAACTGGCTGGTTTAAAAGTATCATCCCTGTTGATGTATATGAAACATTTATTCCAGTAGATAATCCTGTCGATGTTACTGTTACTGTATCTACTGCTGTTATAAGACTTTCTCCAATGACATAAAAATCTATTGCGCCTCCGAGACCCTCATCTCTAACCATTTCAGGGTCATTTGCGCCAACAACATTTACAGCCTCAACATAAGGTTTTATAAAATTGATAAGACCCTGGGTTGGTCCTAATCCTCTTCCTTGGAATGTTTGAATAACTCGAGCAAGAGCGTCTGTTACAGATTCTTCATCTTGCCCTCCAGTAATTGGATTGGCATTGGTAACTCCTGAAATACCACTTATTGCTGTCGCCATACCTACTATAGTATTTGCACCAGCTTTATTAGATGATCCTGCTGCGAGAGCCTTCACCGCACAATTTATTTCATATCTCTGTGTATTTGCATTAAAATAAGAAGAAGCTATGCTAAAATACATAGTATAATCGCCTTGCACAGAAAATTCAACCGGGGTTACTTCTTGCGTTTTAACTATAGTTCCAGATGGTATTACTACATCTTGAGTAGGTTGAGCATTTGCATAAAATGTAACAACGCCGGATGCATATGTTGCAGAAGATTGACTAATCCCGTAATTAGTCATATAATTTATTAAATCAGTATCTTCTATATCTGATTGGTATACATGTGGTGCATGTAATTTTGCTGCATAGATAATTCTATCCCACAAGGAGTTAAGTTGACCTTCTAAGGGAGCTTCTACAAACATATCTCGTTCTGGCGAGCCTTCTGTGAGATCTAAGTTTGGAAGTCGTCCGAGTAATGATTCTATTATTTCACTTCTGACATCGCTACTTGATTTAGAAATCATAGCATCCCTCTTTATTCAACATTTTGTATATACTGTCCTAATGACACTGGTTGGCCGCCGAAGGCAGTTTCAAAACTAATTTCTATTATTAAATTACGCATATCTCGTACGTCATAAAATGCATCGAAATCAACATTTGTAATAACTTCACCAAAATCGAGATTATCTCTACTTTCTTGCAATTTTAGATAACTTGCTATCGCATCATTTAAGAGCATAGTAACAGAATCTCGTTTTCCCATTCGAGATAGGCCAACATATTGAGCTTTATTGTTTAGCTCAGTTCCATATTCTGGATTATATCTTTCGTACGTTGTAATGTTGGTGGTATACTCTTTTTCAGTAACGAGCATTTTACCGAAATCTCTAGTGCATTTAGTAACCTCACTAACCATTTCAATAGTGCCGCCTTGTCCTATTATAAAATCCCCGTTAACTATTTTTAATCCTACTGCCATAACGCACCTCTGACATACAAATATAGCATATATCCCGGTAATTTTAAGTAAATTTATGCAGGGATTAGACTCAGTAACGTTGATAAGCTTGTTTTTGCTGTATCGATATCATTTAATATTTGAGTATTCAATAAAGAACCTCGTTTACTTAATTCAGAGATATATCGTTTAAGTTCCCTTTGTGTTTTTGCATCACCATAAACCATCATATTAATAAGACCGTTTGTTTTATCTAATTCTGCTACTTGGCCACTTATATTCTCAGTAATACTTCTAAACACATTATAACTATTGGTAACATCAGCATTTTTGTACTTAGTTGAGTATCCGTCTAATAAAGCTGTTGCTCTGTTTAAAGATTTTGTGATGGAATTATTAAGCATGGTAAATGTTACTTCTTTTCCTCCGTATTCTTTTATGGATATGTTTATTATATCTTTATAGCTTTGTTTCTCAACAACTGATAATTTTTGTAAAAGTTCTTCTGTTGTTGCCATAATATACTCCTATGATATTTTTCCTATCCCAGAACCACTCCAAGAACTTGGTGTTGCTCCGCTATCTACTGTTGTTACAGTTGCTGCCTTTAGATATTGGTCAATGGAATCTCCTATCTTATCAGCAACGATATTCCAATCTGATGAGAATGCTTGGGTTGTAAATGCAGTTGTAATATTTGCTATGAGACCACTTAACCCAGAAGAATCATTTACGCATCCGGGAACGCCAGTTCCTACTCCAGACGCAGCTCCAGTTACAGTTGTAGTAACAGTACCTGTTTTAACATTCGTACTTATTGCTGTAGCGATAGCAGGTCCAAGGTCAGCCCATAACGTAGACGGATTTTGGAATTTTGCTAATATTGCTGATTGCATTGCAGCCAGCCCAGTAGTTGCTATTGTATTAGCAATACCCGCTGCGACAACAGTACTGGAAGGAACTTGTATATTAGCAGTAACAGTTGTAGTTGTAGTTGCTGTTTTAATAAAGTTATCAATTGCGCTGGCTAACTGTGTTGCACATACAGCCCAGTCAATCGTTTGAAAAGCTGCTTTTATTTGAGTCTTTAATGTATCTACTACTAATGCCATGAGGTAAAGCAATCTCCGTGTACAGTGGCTGTTGATACAAATTCATAAAAGGAATCAAGAAAAGTATCTATTATATCATCCCACTGTTTTCCTTTGAAAGCATTACAGGTATTTTCAAACTTTTGTACAGCTTCATCAGGAAAATCAATATGAAACATGACAAGTTTTCCTGGTGGTACAATTATCTTATAATTGTATGATTTAAAAAATTCGATGAGTATATTATCCAGCATGTCATAACTATTATTATAAATAGCAGAACTGAAGTTAATCTTATATTCCATTAATTTACCCCAATTAAAGATAACTTCTTTTTTGTTTCCAAATATATCTACGATAGCCATAGTTCTGCAAGAGTTTGCAAGTAACTCTGGAAATACTTTAGCGATATGGTCTCTACCCATAGTTGAAAATCTGAATGCTTTAAGTGCAGTAATTAATTCTGGTTTTATCATCCATGAGCCTCTTTATCTGGATAATTAGGACAACCTCCCCCTTTTCCTGGAACTCCTCCACTACCTTTTGGTGGTGTTGGTATTATTGATGTTGGAGGAAACACTACTCTAAATTTCATAGGAGGTATGTTTATTTCAGGTGGAAAAGGTATTGCAGGTATGTATTCTGGTATTGTCAGTGGTTTTTTAACACCCTTGGAACAATTTTTGTCAGCATCAGGATTTCCACAAAAAGGAGCACCTGGACATGTTGCTTTAAGGTCTAATCCAACCCCAGGTAATCCCCATTCTGCTGGCGGTTCCGGCATGGGTGGTAATGGTATATCTACACCAAAATCAAATACTTTTTGTTCCCATACGGATAAATCAATAGGCATGCATGTTCCTCCTACATAACTTTAAAACTTTGCGCCATAAACGGAGAATTAGGTATTTGTAACGATGGTGTCCATTGAAATGTAGGAAGAGGTGGACCCGCTGGTCCTGCATGCGTATGTGTGTCAAACATCAAAGATGTTTGTGTTGCTTTTAAAACGCCATCTATAGGCATTCCCCCAATACTTACACTTCCTCCATCAACAGAAAGCTGAATGTCTTTTGCATTTATGGAGACAGTAGCCTTCGGTACTGTTACTGCAAGTCCAAAATTATCAAGTTTCAGATAGCGACCGGTCGCTTCGGTTAATTGAACATAGCCTTCTCGAACTTCAATCTGAGCATTGCTTTCGTGCGCAAGCAGTATTTCAGTTTTGAACTGCGCTTCTTCATCTACGGATTCAGCAACAGATATACTACTTTTTCGTAATCGTAACGATCTTTCTGGACTTTGTGCTGGGAATTTAACAGAACTCCAGTTTGTAAAATCCATAATAGAGAATGACCCATCTTCTGTTACCATAAAACCACCACCACTGGCCATACGAAGATAACATTTTACAGGAGATCCTCCTGAATATACTCCTGTTCCATCTTCCTTTACAAAAGTATCGGCTATTGAAAATGTACCAACGGTAGGACTTAGAAAAGGATCTGTATAATCAACATATTTATTTGCTGAATTAGGGACTGTACCAACTTGTATCGTAAATTCTTTAAGGGGTGTCCATGTTTCACCATCTGTAATTTTGTCAGCTCCTTTTAATATTCCATCTCCACCATATACAATATATTGATCTTCTGTTGTGTCAGTTCGTGTGGGTCGAATCACATTACCCATACGAAGACGAACACCGTCCATTTCATATTTTAAATTAGAAAAATTTCCTTCCAAACGACTCATGTAATTATCAAGTTTGAGATAAGATCCAAATTGAGTTTTTACTAAGGCGCTGCCGTCAACGGACAAATAAAATTCATTTCCATATGCACCCGCCATTTGAACTTCACCTTCTTCGAGGTGACGAATAAGTACTCTATTAGCATTTTCTTGTGCATCTCCAGTCATATCATCAGTAATATTTTTTATATTATCTAAGACATACCCTATATGGTGATATTTTCCTCCAGTATCCTCATATATGAATACTCCAGTTCTTCCTCCAGAAAAAGGTATAAGTCGAAATCCAGAACCGTAATTAGTAACTGCATTTCCTATAGATACATCAATAGCTTTGGGTTTTGCATTTGGATTTGCAGGAACAAGAACTTTCATCATTTGAGTTTGGGTATCTACTTTGTCAACTAGACCCCACATGATGCTGTCAGCTTCTATTTTATCGTTGAATCGTACTGTTTCATTATTTGTTAATGCTCCGCGCATAGTGTATTACCGTTACTGTTTAATTTTTAATCTATCTAGGCAATCGCTGTAGTTCTACCTCTTGATCCGCTCTTAGCTACAGCAGGGGGTGCTTGCTTTCTTAAAATATAAAATGTAATATTCTCAGCCAAACCTTCAAATTTAACTGTGTGTTTACTATTTTCATCAATGTACCATTGATCGGGAACAAGTTGAACGCTACGTGCCATATATATTTCAAATAATTGATAGAACAACCCATTTGAATATAGTGCAGAATCTGCTGTAATTCTTCCACCAGGTCGTACTGCTTTATACGTAGCTAAAACAATATTACTTATATCTGTCCGTTTATCAAGAGGAACTCCATAAAGTAATTTATTGGCTTCATCTATAGCCGTAAGAGCTAATTTATACTCTGTTTCTTTGGCTTTATAATTCGATTGTTTCTTGGTAATACTAATTTCTAATGCTCTTATTTCTTTTATAAGAGTGATACGTTCTTGATTTACAGGAAGAGTACTAAGTGTTTTATTCTTTTCATCTATTGTTTTGATATCCTGAAGAATATCAACTTGTACTTGCTTACCTTCTGTTTTGTATTGATCTCTTTTAACTTCATTAGTTTTTCTATTTTCTAGTGTTTGAGAAATCTGTATAGTTTTTTCATATAGAGCTGCCATAGATGAGCCTTTAATTGACTTATCTGCATTTGTATCTCCAGGAAGACTTCCTGGTAAGGCAGTCGTTGTTGTTGTGCTGTCCGAAAAACGAGTATCAAACGGAATATGTCCTATTCTATCGTGCATTGAAAATACACCACCTGCTGGAAGTAAGCTACCCATAAGTTTTGAAGCAGCGTTACCCACAACTTTTGCTCCTAGGGCTCTGCCAAATCCTGGATTTTTTCCAGCAACACCTCCAGTTATTGCATCAGTTGTTCTACCTGCAAAATTAGTAGCAAATCGATTTAGTTTATAGTAGTAATCTGCCTGTGCTTTAAAATATTTATTATTAGCTGAGCTTTGAAATGGATCTAAATCACCCATAGAATAATTAAATGTTATAGCATTTTTACGTACATATTCGAGTGTTGCTGATGACGTAAATGCCGATTGAACTTGATAGCGGATAGAATATTTTGTAAGAAGTCCGATTGAGTCTTTTCTTTCACAATAATATGGACGATTTAACATGAATTCAGGCCTTCCTATAATATCCATACTTATTTGAAATGCTTTCCCCAGTAGTCTATTAAATACTGTTCGTGCATAATCGTACGCTTCACTACCATTTTTTATAAATGTATTTTTAAGAGGTTCCTTTGGATTGTATCCGTAATGTTTTACCATATCATAACGAGGATCATAGATGCCTAGCTGAGCAGCTCTTTTCTCTTCTGCTATGTTTCTGATTAAAATTTGTGAACCCCCTCGTATATTATATTCTTTTAGTGCTTTTATTGTTGCATCTGCAACTGGTTTAACCATTACAGTGTTTATGACAGATGGAGTGCCCAATCGAATCATATCTCGTACTAAAGCAAATGATTCATCTTTTGGATTGTAGCTTCCATCAGTTATCATATCTATAACGGCAGAATATGTAGTTTCATTAACCTTAAGTTTTTCCATAAATACTGACTTTCTTGATACTGTTTTGAATTCTTTCGTACTCTCTGTTTGATGTCTATTAAACTCAGAATTTAGTACTTGATCCATGTTTTTAGAATATGAAGGCAAAAGACTTGGAAATTCGTCTCCAAGAATTACTAAATAGTCATTATCATTTAATGCAGTAACGGCTTTTCCTAGGGTATCTTTTACAATCTTTTTTATTCGGATAGACTCTTCGGAAAATAAATCATACAGAGCCGCTCCTGGATCATCTGGAAAGGCTGCCATATAATTTGTGTAGGATTTAACAGTTTGTGATACTAGCTGAGATCCAATTATCGAAAACATTTCCATAAATATGGTTTTATCTAACTCAATTCGTGCTTTTTCATAAGCAGTGCGAGTTTGTGCTACAGCACTGGTGGGCTCAAAATTCTTTTGAAACCCATCAGCAACATATACTCCATTGGCAAAAGCTGTTTGCATACTATATCCACGACTCATTCGACCAGATGCTACCGCAGTTACGGCTTCTGCAGTTTGCTCATCTATTACTTCAAGAATACCTCCACCTTCCATGGTTCCTCCTCTTACAGTTACCTCCGTGTGAATAAGTTGATGATTAAATGTTTGTGTTGTACGCATTCTATCCTTTTCCATTATGAAAAATGGATGGTTTGCGTAAGAATTAAACATATATGCTTTTGATTGACGAGTTGCAGGTTGATTTGTCAAACCGCTATAGCTTCTTACTTTAACTGGTACTTCTTTTACTATAATATTTTTTGATTCTATTTTTGATGAAAAATCTAATGGATGGAAATCATATAACTCCGGCTCTATAAAGACATCTCCACAAGGAGATGCATACATGAGATACTCAACACTTTTAGTTTTTTCTTTTAAGAATTCATATACACTAGTTGCTGATTCTTTAAATAGATTTTCGAATTGTTGAAATTTCCCTGGACCCGCTTTTTTATTTCTATCAGAAAATCGTCTTGGAAGTATTATAAATAATCGTGGTCTAAAAAAATTAAATGCTGTTCCAATTGGATCTAATTTTGCCTTCGATAATTCATCGTTTCGCACAAGTTCTGTTGGCATACCTCCAACAGTAGAACGAATCTTATCATTGGGACTCATTATTACTTTATCAATTTCTTTTTTTGATTTATAGCATTGCTGCCAGATACCATCAAGAATATTAAAATTACTTATAAAATCATACGTAAGCGCTGGATGAACTCCAGCAATACCAAAAGCTTTATTATCTTTCCATCCTGTTCCAGTTATATTTGATGCATCAGAACTCAAAGAAGATGCTATGCTGTGCTCAGCTTCCCAGTAGCGAACAGAGACATTAAGCATCGATTTTAGATTATCACCAGTAAATGCAATTTTTTCTGGAAACTCTATCTCATTAAGCTGAAAATAAATAGGTGCCGATGGGCCAAGGGGAGATTCATTTAATTTATATTTTTTAGTATTGAATTGTTTTTTATGGATATATGTTATTTCGGAAATAGGAATTATTCCTGCATTTTGCAAACTGCCGATTCTTATAGAACTACCAGATGCGCCTTTATTAGATCCGCTAAAAGATGATTTTCCATTAAGACTGATTCCCCAACCACCAACACTTCTTGTAAACATATAACGAGCATCAATGAAAGCTTCATCTTGTAATTTTTTTAATTTACTTTTGAATGATCCCCCGGATTTTAAAGAAGTTCCTCCAATAACGGAGGCACCTGCTACTGCTGCCGCACCTACATCAGGATTTGTATATTTTCCAGGATTACTTTCATGACAATTGTATGCTTTTAATCCATAATTATATGAATACACAGCAACTTTAATTAAATCAGAAAAATTGAATGTAGCTGCTAATTGAGTGGGATTTGTTGATTGACCTGTGTTTGTTCCTTTAAATCTATCTTCTCCACGAGAAAAGGCAAACATTGCGCCCTGTTCGGTTAATTTCGATCTTTTCCAAAGAGTAGTAATATCTTCACACTTAAGTTTGATACTGTATGTTTGTTCATATGCGTCGGAATCATCCCAACCAGTAATTATACCTGTAAATCCAAAATACCATAATGGAGAAAATCTACCCTTAAAGAAAACATAGACGGGATCTTTGTAGTCAAATACTACATCACCATTATGCTTTGTTATTCCACTATAATGTTTTGTTTCAAATATTTGACGGGTAACACCACGCACTTTTGGAATACCCCCGCCGCTGCCCATAAGAGAATTTGCGCTTCTGGCAATGTTCATTCCTTGTTTGATAGCCGTTGCGCCTTTTTTTCCAAAAGCAGTTTCTGTTATTTTATCCATGAAATTATCAAACAAACCCGGAGCCATGCGATTAAATTGTGAATAATCATATGCGGCAAGAATATCTTTATCTTCTCGCCATTTACCCATTAAATCTTGTTTGGTTATTTCATATCTTCCGCGAGGATTAGTAAGAGTAATATCGCAGGTGTTGCCTTCCAGTGAGTTATTTACAGAAACATCCAATACGTCTTTGGTTAACTCAGCTCCATAAATAAAAACTCGACAATCAGGAACCATACCCATGACAGTAAATCCATCTTCACGTATCCTTTCAAATTCTTCTGGCTTATATTGAACATTGAATGTTCCAAACACGGAACCATTAATTTGTTCAGGATCACCTACTCCAAATTTCAGAAATGATGCCATACTACATTACTCCTGGCAGAGGTGATATTGACGTTCGTGCAGGTGTAGGACTTGTTCCAAACATACCAAGCATGCTTCGTAAAGCGCTCACTGATGTCATTTTTTCAACAGTAAAATCAAACGAATATGTAATTGTTTGAGGATCTTCTCCGTCTTCAGGAATAGAAAAATTGGTGTAATAGCCTTCACACACAACTCCATCAGGATACTGTTTTGTAAAAATTTTTATGTACTTTATATTGTAGTGCTCTACTCCTTGCAAATCCACAAAATACATAGGTTCTTCAGCAATGTTTCGCAATCGCTCAAGAAAGATTCGCGGTGAATTTCGTGACGCAGGATCAAGCCTTATTCGATTAGCTGCCCAGATTGTTTTAGCTTTTTTTATATCCTGCGGTTTTACAAAGCCAAGAGATCGGGTATCTTTATCTTTTTGAGGATTGAGAGCAATCCACCCACATACTCCAGAAACTTTCATTTTATATGTATCAGGTCGGTAGTGGAATGTAACAATGGAACCTGCTGTATTTTCTTTCTTATGTAAGAAGTCCCGAGAGATATCAATCTTTTGAGGATTGACCCACATTTCATACCAGGCATATCGTTCATTTGCCAAATTGCTGATAATATTTTGTGGTATAAGTCCACCTAGCTGTGATGTATTTACTTGAGTCATTCGAGAGGAGAACTGAAATGGAGTAAATCCTCTGTTATTAAACATGTCAGCTCTGACTGTTGATGACGCGCTTTTGTAAAGTTTATCAAGGTCCCCTATTATTTTTGGAGCCATAGCTAATCCTCTTATCGATATATGTGATTAAGAATTTCTGTTTCAAGAAGTTTTGCAAAACTTCCTTTATCAAGAGTTCCTGCATTTATAGTTATATTCAATACTGTTTTTTCTCCACCACCACTTCGGTTTACTGTAGGAGCTCCCCCTCCACCGCCTCCTCCGCCACCCAATCCTTTTTGAAATGTATTCATTGTCTCATTGGCATTAAATATCCTACCAGCTTCACCTGGAGCAAAGAGAGTATTTGATCCGCTTCCGCTATGAAATAATTCTGGTCTTCCATCTTCTGCTACTGAATAAACATTTCTTCCTGTTTGTGCTGGATATACATTACCACCTGTTTGTAGCTTACCCGCGAGCCCCTCTGATATTTTGGCAAATGCACCCAGCATATTATCTGTATCACTAGGTTCTCCTTTTTTCTTACCACCGGTAGAATCTACTACAATCTTAACCAAACTTCCAGAATATTGTAGCATTTTTACATTACTTTCCATTGTTGCTTTTAATGAAGCTGTTGCAGCTGCTTTTAAATCTTTTCCAGGTACATCAACACCCAGAGCTTTTGCTGCCATAAGAGCTGTATTTGTTGCGACAGCTATAAGATTTTTTATTTGCTCCCCTGCCAACGAAGCCATTGTTCTTTGAACATTTTGATTAACAGCTTCCATGCTTACCAAATCACCCATTAATTCCTTCTGTGATTTAAACTCATTTGCTAATTTTGGATTTTCTGCAAGCTTCTTTAAATTATCTTTATCACTCATTGCCAGAACACGGGCGGTTTCTTCACTCATTCCAAATGTTTCTTCAGCAACTTTTGATTGCAGGTATATTCTTTCAGCATCGGATTTTGCTCCTTTTGCTGCGTCCATCATCATACTTTTCATCATATCTAATCTTTGCACCGTCATGTCACCAGAGGTACCTTCTTTAGCAGAAAAGCCTCCTCCAGCAGTTGATTTCAACGTTGATGCGAAAGTTGTTCCAAATTTAGATTTTATCAATCCTTCTATAGGAGAACCCTCTGTTCCTCCCTTTGTTCCAAAGAAGACATGCATTGCATCTGAGAATTTCTTGCTTCCTCCGGTAAGTTCTCCTAATATTTTACCACCATCTTCCCTTATAGATACACCAGCAGCTCGAAACTTTTCTTGATTATTTGTCAGCATTTGCATTGTAGATGAGACTGTTTTCATATCAACGTTCAGAAATCGAGCTTGTGCAGTAGCATCCATTATATTTTTTTGGAATTTCTGTGTAGATACTCCCAACTTATCAGCAAAACCCATAGAAGCTCTAAAGGAATCTGACATCATTTTACCAGGATCTTGACCTTTTGTTGCAATAGTCATCATCTTATCGAGGATACCACCCATCTCTCCTGGCTCAATCTGCATTTGTTTTCCAACACGTATCATCATGTCAGTTAAGCCGGGTTCAACAACAGCGCCTTGTCTTAACATAGAATTGGCCCATTGCTCTGCTTCTTCCCGCGCAAAATTTCCATAGAGAGATCTCATTGTTGAGACAGTGACAGCTCCTCTTTCTGCTCCAGCAGCACCACCACCTGTTTGCGATGCAGCGAGATATTTCATTTTTTGTTGAGATAATCTGTCTTGAAAGTATACACTAAATGCAGCCATAGAAGTTTGTATTATTTGATTTACCATACCTCCAACTGCAGAAAAAGACTGAATGCCTGTCTGCTTAGCTGCTTGGTTCATTACATCTTGTATAGAATTTCCAAATGTTCCGACAGCTCCTTGTAATCCCCCTGTAATTCCTTTTGTAGTCATTGCAAGAATTTTTGTTTGGGTTGATATTAGACCAGAAATAGTACTATCCATAAATCGAAGAAAAAATCCCGCAATACTTTTTATGGAGCCGCCCATTGCTTTCGACAGCTCATCTATACTTTTAACAATACCTGTTATATTTCCTGAGCGAATGCTTGTTTGTAGCGCGGATAGATTTTTAACCATATCAGTAGTACTAGATGTCAGGCTCGAGGTAATAGCTTTTATATTACTCAAGGCTGTACTCATATCTGGCATAGCTCCTCCACCTTTACCCATACCAGATATTAAATTATCAAATACTTCTTTAATTCCTTTTGGTTCCGCCATAACAGTATCCTCTTATAAAGAAATAGCTACTCCATCTAAACCAAGCATTTCATCATATCGTTCTTTTGGAATTATAATCGTTCCTTCTGCGTTTACAAGACCTTTAATTGGATCATATCTTACAGTAGCAACACCGCCGCCCTCTATACCGCTTGCACTTTCTTTATAGAAGTCTTCTCCTTCTTTTGTGTTGTTAAGTGCTTCTCGTTTTTTCTTTTCTCTGTCATACTCTTTATAAATTTCAGGATGTGTAAGTTGCCCCACCATTTCAGCATGAGGAAGCATGAAATTCTTCCAATCATGGTTTTGCTGAACTTGAATAAAATTAAATGCAAGTATCCAGTATACGAATGGAATACTCTTTACTTCGTCTGAGTATGGATTCCATTTATTATGCATACATACATAAAACTTCATGAAGTCGTCACCCACCAACTGGGACAAATCCTCCCATTCGCGTGGGGGGTGACTTAGGATTTTTTTAGTTCAGCAAGAGCCTCATTTCTTTTAGATTCTACGATTGCATATGCATTATCAAACTGCTTTATAACATCGTTTGACATCTGTTCCAGATATCTTCTAAGAACTCGTCGAATAGCTAATTTATATTCTTCAGTTGTACTGAATTCACTTCGTTGAACTACGTCAGAAAACCATTCATATACTGAAACTCCATTCATGGCTTCAATAGAAAAAGCAATTTGAGACAGCAGTATAGTATTTATTTTTCCTTCTGTTGTTGAAGCCCAGTCTTTTATATCATTAAAAGCTTCTATGATATCTCCTTGATTGAGCGCTCGGATTGTCCAGGTTTGCCCAAAAATATCGATGTCTTCTTTGTATTCACCTTTGGCAATAAGAAGTTTCAAAAATTCTCTGGGTGTTCTTGCTTCTTTTTGAGTGGGAGAAGTTTTTGATGCAGCAACATCCTGCCGTATCTTTTCGTTGAGGATTTCTTTATTTAATACATCGTCAGTCAGCCGTTGCCGTACTATATCATCAATTTCTCTTTGACGAGTTATTGTTGGCCGTACATCAGGATCTCCAAAAACACCTTCTTGTTCGAACGTATCTGTTTTGTTTGGTCCAAGCATATCATTCGGATTGATTTTAGTATCATCCAAGGTTTCAGGCATGGGATTGAATGGTTTCATTTTTTCCATGTAGTAATCTCCTTAATATCATATATAATTAATGTAGCTATAAATAGTTTCGGCATGACTAACCGCATGAAACGCAAAAGGGGTAAGATTTATTGTTAAAAAGCTCCCACAATATGTAGGAGCTTTTTAAAGTCATAAATTATGCTCTTCCGATGGAAGAAGACAGGGGTCGGATGTATGTAGCTTGAATTTTACCATTCTCAAGAACAGGTTCATTCTTGTCAGATTCCGGTGTATTTTCACCAACTGAGTTAAACCAACACCCGCCGAATTTCCTGCCCCACAGAACCGAACCAGTTATAGGTGACACGAAAATTTGATAAATATCAAAGGGTCTTACCTGTTGCAAAATATTAACATATTTTATGACAGGATCTGCTGATTCTTGAAGATTAGGAGGAGTTGATGTGCTGTCATAAACACCACCACCAGTTGCACGAAGAACTGCCGCCATGAGATTTGCTGTATAAAGAGCATACCGATCAAGGGTAATTTCAACAACACCCATTTTTCCAGGGATAACTTCCACAGGTTCACCAGGCCAATATGATGTATCTTCATTAAACTCAGCTGTTGTAAATCTCGAGGTGATACCTGCTGCACCAGTATCATCTCCGAGTACATCGGGATATGGTTCAACTTGATATATAGTTTTATTATCTCGTTTCATATCGAACGTGAATTTATGTATGTATCCTATTGCATATTTTTGATCACCAATACGAATACCCATTGTAATAGATTGTATAGTGCTGTGCGGTGCGCGGGCATTCTCATTGACATTATGAAGCGGGAGTAACCTTCTCCCTTCTACGGTATATTGACCCATGGTGTGTCTCCTAATAAGAATCTATAAGACGTTTCAAAAGGTAAATTTACAAAGATGACAGATTTTTTTAAGTCATTTTGGCAAGAAAAATCAAAATAAAACCCCTGTATAATATCATACAGGGGGTTAATATTAAGACTTTTATATAGGCACAAAGCAGACAAAAACTACACAAGAAGTGAACAAAGACTAAGTTTACAAAGGAAGCAGACTTTTTTAAGGCAGTTTAATAGTTTTTAACCATCTTTAGGTTTCCAGCATCATATATTTTTAGATACCCATTGAGATACATATTCTCAGATTCAGAAAGAGCGGGATCAAACACTTTGAGTTTTCCAGCGAGTTTATGCTTTTGGAAGGCTATTCTACTAAATAGGGCTGTTGGGTTTTTTGGATCAAAGTAATAGTAGTTTGGATCAGTATGGTGTTCTAAAATAAATCCAGATGCCTTATAAGAATTTCCATTAAAGTATCGAATATCTATAAAACTGATTAATTTTTCTGGCGCATAGGTATTTTCAAAATAAGAAAGTAATTTATCAAACCCACCTATTATTAGGTATCCTTTTTTAGAACAGGATCTAATGATTTCAAATCCTTTCTTTTCACTAAAACGAGGTTTTCCGAACGACATAACAAACACTAATTCATTATTAAAAAATAATCCCAGCTTTATGCTTGCTGAGGCATACCCCTGTAGATGGTGCTCTGACAAAAAGCGCATATAATCTTTTTCAGGAACGTCGGATACGGTACATTTTCTTGCTTGTATTTTTTCAGAGGAGCTGAGTTTATTTAGAATAATAGATTTCACTACATCCTTATTAGACAACCAGTCACTTTCAAAAATTTGAATAAAGGATATGTTCTTCTTTTTAAAGAATATATATTTTTCTCTATGATACGTGCTTCTTTGATATACATTGGAATGCCAGTAAAGACCATTGAAATCTATGCCTAGATTATAGTTTGGTAAGTACACATCTATTTCAAAATTACCTTCTCCTTTTTCGAAAAGTCTTTCGTTTGGTTTTATATTTTCTATATTTAAAGATCTAAGCCAATCTTCTATTTCATACTCATACAAAGACTTTCTATGATAGCAAGAGCAGGTAATTCTTTGTGGAGCTGTTCCTTCTGATTTAAAAACAGAGTTACATTTTAAACATTTATATGTAAGCTCGCCGGTAGCATCAATGTATTCTTCTTTTGTAAACAAAGGTAGGGTATTCTTTTGTTTAAGAAGAATTACAAATATGTCCCAATACACAATTCTTTTTGCTTTTCTAACTTTATTTTGAACTTCTAAAGATTGTGATGGGTACTCTACTCCTCTTTTTTCTAAATTAGTCTTTTTTACTCTATCCCTTATCTCTTTAGATTTGAGAGGATTATCTACTCCAAAATTTTTTAATAATGTCTTTTTCTGCCTTTCTTTAAATTCAGCGGATTCCATAGGATTCGATACACTGTATTTTTCTAATAGGGTGTTTTTTCTTTTATCTGCAAATTCTTTTAACTTATTGGGATTTGTCACTCCAAACTTATCTAAATTAGTTTGTTCTCTTTTTTTATTAATGCTCTCTTTTTCTACAAGAGACTTACTATTTATAGTTTGTTTGAATTTACTTTTAATGTCATTATTCTGTAGAGGCTGCTCAACTCCAAATTTTTCTTTGTTAGATTTTTTTCTTACTTCATACTTATCTTTTTGATACTGCTCCCAGTGTTCTTTACAGGTATGAAAAGAAATAGTTCTCTTTTTAGTTGTTGTTACAACAAGATTTTCTGTTGTTCCACAATACTTGCATGTTACGATTTTTTTCTCCTTTTGTTTTGGAGGATTATCCTTTGATCTTTTTTGTCGAAGCTCTCCTAAATCAGAAACACCATACTTCGCAACAATACTCTCATTCGCTTTTCTAATTTGATCGGGCACTTCAATAGTTTCATAGCAATGTTTGCAGCAGTTATAAACGACACCATTCTTATTAGTTCGTAGATTTTCCTTTGTGCCACAATGCCTACACATTTTTTCTTTCATATAATTTACTCTCATCTGTAAAATAAAAAAACCTTATATATAATATAAGGTTTTTCAACGATACAGTCAAGTATTTTTTATGAATTTACACGAGAAGTGAGTAAGTTCCTTCTATATACTTATTCGTGTACACCGCTGTATACTCATAATGTATCTCTATGGTATCACGTCTTTCTGGGCTTATATTTACTTTTATGGTTCCTATACTTTCAATAACAGAAGCTTTTTTATAAGCCGCAAACATCGACGATAGATAGGAAGATACTGTATTAGTATAACTTCCAGCATCTGTAATAAGTCTTCCCTTAAAGGTTCTATTCATTTGAATAGCAACATCTTTAGCAATGTAGTGCTTGGCAGTGATAACATTGATATTGTTACGTTCAACAGTTGAATTATCAGTTGTTAAATCGTCAACAACACGCATTACTCCACCAAGAGACTCAACAAGAAATACACTACTTCCACCAGCCAAAGTAAGCTGATACTCTGAATAGTAATCATCATAATCTTCATCGAATAATTCAAGACCGGCTACAGTTCTATTGAGTAAAGTAGTCGATGGGTACACGAAGGAATCACGATATGCGGCAAGTGCGGCTGCTATAAACGACCCATCGACTACTGTATACAGCTCTTCTTTTGTAACAGGATCATTGTAATAATATTTAGCTCGTGTTGCATTGACAACCATACACAATTCATTTTTAACACTCGCAGCTATTCCCCGAATAGACGTTGGATCTGACTCAGAACCTATCGGAGTTCCTGCTGCTGTTCCAAACCAAGCCATCCTCATTCTCATATTATCAGGTAAACTTCTTTCAGTCACATGACTAATAACTAATGTTCTTACTGTAGAATTCGTAGTAAGGGGTACAATTGTTTGAACGTCACGGTATTTTATAAGCTCAAGCGCAACTGCATAATCTGAGGACGATCCGGTCCGAACTTGTACGGTTGCTATCATCGGAACATTGTAATACCGAAGAGCTATTTTAGCTATCATAACAAGCGGGTGTTCAGGAATGTCATCTCCTAGATCAGTCACAACATCTTCAAAATTCGTAAATTCTTTGTAACGATAATCATTTTTAGTCACATCAGTAATATCAATTGGATCATATGGACGGTCATAGGAATATGTTACAAAGTAAGTTGCTCCTATTGTAACAATTCCAGCTGATACCCAGACGATTTGATTATTTACAAGATTAAAATGAGTTCCTTGAACATAGTCATTCAAACCTTTTTGAGACCCAACTTGCGTAATTTCATGAATTCCTGCCGCAGTGTATAATAAACTGTCTACTAAACCAGTAGAGCTTCGAACAACCTGCTCATACGTAACTTTTATATAGTCACTGGCAACTCCTATGAAACAAGGTATCCGTTGTGAAGATGATATATTAACTGATTGCGGGAGGGTCTGCTCCTCGATTCTAGTCCCTGGTAAGCGATATCCTAATCCAGCCATAGTTGCAGCTCCTTACAAATTTCTTGGTGGTGTACTAATTGGTAAAGATATGAATAGCCAATTGGATTTTAAGCCTGTTAAATCCAAAAAATTTATAATTTTAGCTGTTCTTTTACTAGAATTTTCCGTCGTGCTGGGTAGGGCCGTTTGTAGGATCGAAGGTTATATCTTCAAGAATTCCATGCAAATTTACAGAATCTGTGAAGGTATACTCAATAAAACACTTCATAGAAATATCAATAATATAAAGAAGGCTATCTGGCGATACATCAGTAGCTTCAGATTCTGTACCAAATTCCAACGGTTGCGTATTTGGTACTATTGAAAAGGTATTTCCATCTCCAAGTGTATAGAAATATTGCCAACGATAATAATGGGTAAAACACATATTAATCAATTCAGCAAACTTCATCCTATGCTCAGGAGATTGACAAACTACGATTAAGGACATCATTATATCAGCAGCGCCGTGATATATATCAGATGCAACAGTAACTCCAGCAGAAGTTTCTATGACTTGCATCCCTGATGTATTATCAGCACCAATATATAATTTTCTTTCAGTGGCTCCTTTAATAGTAACAAGAATAATAGGAATTTTTCGTTCTTTGTAGGGAAAATCTCGTTCTACAAATATTTTTTGGACATCTGTGCTATTTTGAACTTCGTATATATCTGGAATTTGAATTTTGTATGTAGTGTTAATGGAATCAAAAAAGTTTCTGAGCATACCTACTACAGAAGACTTGGCGTGTCTTTGTACCTTGTAAAAACCAAAATCAACTAAGTCACCTGGTTGGTTGTCAGGAAGAAAAGGAGTTCTAAATCCCATATCTACTTTTGACCTTCTTCAAACGTACATATAATTTGTTTAACATAACCATCGAGATCAAACATAGACCTGCCAAAATAATGACAATTGCTGTTATTATATACACAGGCAGGTTTTCCTTCTCCATCTCGTTGATAATCATCTACCCTCCCTTTTGCAGGACAGCGCACAGGGGTAACAATCGTACCCCTATCTGATTCAACTGTCACACGCTTCAGAAGTACTTCAAGCTCAGCTTGTTTTATGAGGGTATCAATAGTTTCCGTGTTCTGAAAGCTCATTCTTCCACTGCTCCTTGTCTTTTGGTTCCGTTGACTTTCCCACAGGATTTTCAGGAGATTCTTCGCCCTGTGCTTTTACATTTTCTTTTGAATATGCTGTACCCGGTTCTCCATCAACACCTGACAACGCTGCAGTTTTTTTAACATCATCTGGTTCTTCGATAGCCACCAGATATACAGCTTTTTCTCCGTTATCAGCAACTTTCTCTTTGAGAGTCCAATATGTTTTTGCTTTTTTGTCTCGATATAGATTCTGACCAAGACGCTCCATTGACATTTTGACTGCAGGGCTAAGCTTGCGCTGCTCATTTTTTATGTTATCTGGGATAAGCTTTTCTCGTCCCTTGCTGACTTCATAAGGTTTAGCCATTGCATCATAATCATATTTCATTGATGATCCAAGATGATACAGTTCTCGAGCATCCGATGCGGTAATAGTAGTACCAACATCATTTCTTACTTGATCTCTGATTGAATCAGGTGTGAATTGAAGGTCTTTCCATGCTCGAACAGCTTTTAAAAGATCAAGCCCTTCGGATGCATATTTAAGATTAAGTTGATGTAAGGTCAGTTTGTTAACCATGTGAGATCTCCTAAACAAAAAATTCTAATTTTAATATAAATGAACTGCCCTCTTCACTGTTAGCAATTTCAAGAAGGCTGCAGCGAAATTCCTGATTAACCTCATCTTTTATTTCTTGTATTGGTATTCCTGCGTTTTGAACTCTGTCATTATATATGGAACTTACGAATAACTTTTCTATAATATCCCATTGCTCTGAAAAATTTCTTACGGCACCTGCAGCATTATTTTCAATATACTCTTTAATCGATCCTTGGCCCAATCCAATACTCAAAGCAGTCTCTTTCGAAATTTGTGCCGTTGCTTTTATAGATGCTCCCATTTCTTCTATATATGGGTTAAATATACCAACATCTCTGTCTGGTCCGGCTATGCTGGTGGGTATTGTTTCAACAGTATCGGGAAATATTTTCAGATTTTCTGTGAAATCTTCGATGAATTCATTATCAATATCAGATGCTATTCCTTCTTTGATAAGAAGCTCATTTAGAGATTTTATTCCAGCAAATTTCATGAACCTTTTTCCTCTTCATATAGTTGTTTTGCTTTTGCGAGATTAGTTTTAGCTTCTTCTTCACTCTTTGGTTCAGTGAAGTGTCGTTCTAGCCAATCACCAGCTTTGCTGCCCAACCATGAAAGAAGAATATCATCAACGATAGGAATTGGAATAAACTGACCGACGATTGCGCCTGCAATTCCACCTAAAGTTGAACCAATGCCTGTTGTTTCAAATTTAGCATCAGCGTGTTTGATAAGCTCGTCAATAGAAGTAATTCCTTGAAATTCCATTTGCATCCTCACATAAGATAGTGTATAATACCAAGCAGCTCATTCTTATCACGAATAAGAGAACTTTCAAATCCCTTGTGTAGTATTTGAAGGTTCTCCCCATATGCAAATTCCCTGAGATTTTTTACCTGAAATTTATAACCGGAGTACGTTCCTTGAAGAAATGTAATTATATCTGTATTAAGAATATCTGCGTCAGGAAGTGTCCACCATTCAACGGGGAACTTCGTTATCCAACCGTATTCGCCCTGTTCGATGTATCGAGATTGTTGTTCTCGTGCAGCAAGAAAAGCAGGCATGGCTAAATTGAATCTTGGGTCCATCTCTTTAATCATAACATGATTTCTATATCTGAATCGAATGCTGTTCCATTTAGGTGATGTTGCCGTAGCAACTCTTTTTTTCAGTCTTACTCTGAATCGGATATATTCAGTATTTGCTGGGAGTGACAGAGCTCCTTGCTTATTAGCTAATGGAGATACATAGTCAGTCATTACTATCGTAGTCCAGGTTATATCATCTGTTGAGTATTCATATTCAATTCTGTTTTGATCTTTATCGGTAGATTCGTTTGCAAGAAAAAACGTAACATCTTTAAAACGTGTTAAGGCCAGCCTTTCTGTTGTCAAAGTTTCTGCCAAGGTTGTTCCCGACAATATGTAGCTGCTTCCTCGATCACCCGATATAACAAGATTGGGTGAAGATTTTGTGAGATTTGAGGGTGTACTGAGGGCTATTTCATGATACCCATATTTTTGATAACCAGATAACATCCCAGTTCCCATACAAAGAAAGTGCTTTCTATCCGGTTGGCTTTGCTGGCTGTCTCCGCCTGCGGGGGTTGCCCAGCAATAGCATTTAGTTTGATTCTGAACAAGAGCACCCATTTTATCAACAGATACATTTCTCCAGTACGTGCAGGGAGATCCCGCAGCCCACATCTTGGTGCGGTTGCGATCGACCATCCGATTCAATATTCGGTATCGATCCATTACTGTTTTTATTGACGGGAGTCTGTCTCCATGAGCCCAGCGCATTATAATAGTGCCTCTTTTATTTTAATCATACTACCATTGAGGTTCTGTTCCAGGATCACTTGGTGTAGGATCTCCGCTCGTGTACATTCCTGTAAGCGTAAAAAGATTTGCGCTTACTGCTTGAGGTATTCGTATTTTTTCTTTCAATCCAAGTGCGTTTATAATAGCAACAAAATCTGTATTAACTAGAAGATTGGTTTCAAAGTATCCTGTTGATGTTGTAAATGCTTCAACGGTTCTCGGTACAATTGCTTTCCCTGTACTTGAGTTTACTGCAGGTAGCGCTGCAGGAATAAACTGAATAGCTACTCCTGAAAGAGGTATTTCTGAACCATCTACAATATATCCGTATACTTTACATGTTGCCATAAATACCTTATACTATTGATTCTGATTTTTGTTTTTTTGTTAGTATCTGATATACCGTATCAAGTTGGCTATATATCATATTTTGCTCATCCTTTACATCAGATTCAGGGGCAGATGGGAGAAGAGCTGCAGATTGTTGAATAACATTCATAGCTTTTATGATATCTTCAATTTCTTTTAGAGTAAGAATTATAGTAGTATCTGACCCAGCTTTTTTTATTAAGTCCTGTAGCGACTGAGCACTGCTAAATCTCTCATCCAATACTTCGGCCATATCATGCCTCCAGTTTTGCTCCATCTCCCATCTCCTCTGTTCTCTTCTTTTCTTTTTTTTCTTCACAGCTAAATTTTACAACACAATCATTATGTGTAAGATTCATGGTTACAAACGAGACATTGCTAATATCATTAACACCGGCTATTTTTGTTATTATTTCTTCAATACTTGTACGATCATTTTGATCGAGCTCAATTGATTTCTTGTGTGGTTCCATTGATTTTTCACCATATTTAGATGTATTTCCGATAAGTGCTTTCATGATATACTCCTTAGACCGACCATCTGCTTGTCCGCTTCGTTCAATGGCTTTTATTTGATCAGTAAGTTTGCGATTAGTAAGCATTGGTTTATCCTTATACAGCATAATTATACTACGTGCTATCCTTGAAATATAATGATAACGCATTTGTTTTTAAGGGAGTTATGTTGTAAAAGGAATGATTTTTGATTGTTTTTAGACTAAGCTTCGTGTGCGAGTAGGTCTTCAATGCTTTTTATACCTACAAACATGTATTGTTCAGATGCCTCTTTTGTAGGAATTTCTTTCATTATTTTTTTGAGTTCTTTTATGGTTTTCGCTGCAGACGTATGCTTTATTCCGATACCGCCAGCTTTTTCCCATGCTTCAAGATTTTCATCCATGTCATCAATAAGAATAGCATCAGGTTCAACGTATTTCTCTTTTTTAGTGGTGGTTATTACTTTAACATTTCCAAGATGCTTTTTAACCCATTTCTTCTTATCTGAGGAAGCACGCGCCCATCGAGGTATTTTAGTTAGGATTATAGGATCGAATTGTTTGATATAGTTCCATAGTTCTTTTCCATCAGACATCATTTTGAGATTTAGAAAGAACTCAGGATCTTTTTTCTTAATGAACGACCAAAGAATTGCGTCATCATGATCATGCCTTTCTGTAAAGGCACCAATAGTACCGTGTCCAAATTCTTTGAATCTCCCGGCAAAGTCGGCAAGTACTCCATCGAGATCGCACATGATAACCAAATCTTTTTCCATTATGCAAGCTTATCCTTCAATGTCTGTTCCCAATCTGGCTCAGATAAAAAATCCATTATCTTCTTAATCTGTATACTATCGACAAAGCCAGCCTTTCTTTTTGCAGCTATTATCGCATCTTGTCCTTTAATCGGATCAGCAACCATTTCTTTAATGCTCATACCAAATTTCTCTTTAAATGTCCATCCGAGCATCTCTTTTGATTTCTTGTCCATGCTAGAAAAATCAGCTTCGGTAAAGGTTACATTGCTCATATGTACCTCCTGAAATAAGTTCATCTATATTTCTTACACCTATAAACGAACCTGAGTGCGCATGCATTTGTTTTAAATGTTTTTCTGCTTCACCACGAGTTTTATGAGAAGATAGAATTTTATTGGTTTCGTGCGATTTTATTACATACGGAGCGATCTCTCCAGATGAGTTCTTATGCCCTTTCATATGCACAATAAAACTGATTTTATTAAAGGAACTCCCTTTATCCATAAAAACCATTCCGGTATTCATTTCATTTCTCAAATGATTGATTCTTTAATCCTTCTTCCATCTTTTTAAGAGCAGTGTAATAGTTCTTGAATTCTGCGAGGTGATCCCGTGCAATTCGTTCTGCAATATCTCTGTCATTCGTATGCTCCATCTCAACTTCAATACCCATTCTCAATTCTTCAGGATCATACTCACCAGTATAATCTTTTGATTTCCCTTGAGATAGAAAAGAAGATAGAAGTTTATAAATAGCCTCTTCCATTTTATCAGGTTCGATACCAAGTTTTTCTGCCATCTTGTGTATCTTTGCATCAGGTGGGTTTTCATTTTTAGCGAAGCATTCCATTATTTTCTTTTTAATAGAATCGTCTTCTGCAGTTTTTATAAGAGAATCAATGTTACTTACTTTCGAAAATTGTTGTTCATTCATAGCAATACTCCATGATCCCATAGATGATCTATTGGCTTTAGCTGCTAAATCAGTATCACCAACCTGTTTATTTCCTGAATCGACGGTATTTGATTTATTGTTATTATCATATTTTGAATCTGTCGGAAGCACCGTTGGCTTCAGCGCATCATTATATTGCAACTCTACTCTTTCGGGAGTTCGATGCACTACGTCAAAGGGAGCTACTGTTTTAAATATATCTGTGCCGGGATCTTGAAATTTCTGAGGCAGTGTATAATTAAGATTTCCTGCTAAAGAATCAGGTGCACCTGAAACAGATACTCCCATGTCTGATTTTTTATCCATAATTTACTATTTCAATTGTCTTCCATAATCTATCATAGTATTACTCCTTATTATTTTTTAACAACAAGTTTATCATTTGTATACTGCTCAACAAGAATCTCTATAACTTTCTTCATAGAGTACCCTTCGCTATAGCATTTATGCTTAAATAGTTCATAGGATGTATATGCGAGAGGTACAAATATGTTTTTTATCTTCTTTTCAAGCGGTCTGTCCATTCCTCTACCTTTGCTGCAGGAGATATGTCTTTTGGTCTTATCTGATTAATAAAACTAGAGAATTTGTGGTCAATTATTCCTAATCGACGGTTAACGTCATCTAGTTTACTGGTTATCCCTAGAAGTATCTCGATTTGACTTATCTCTTCTTCCGTTTGTTGACCCATTTGTATATCCATTCATACTGAGTAAATCATCTCCACCATCTGAGCCCGTCATTTTAACCATCCCGAGCAAATTTCGTCTCACCGATTCATACTTAATAACTTCGACAGAAGCTTCCCCATTTCGTAGCTTCAAATCTAAGTCTTCACACACATCTGGATCTTGAAAAATCCACGATCGATTGGCCTTATCGTAGTTTTTTGCAAACTTAATTCCATTATAGGCAATGTATGTAGCCGAGGCGAGATCTCGTGTCATATAGACATTGTCTTTTTTCATTTTATGCTTTTTCCTCTTTGGACTTGCTGCATGTGATCAGGTGGTATTGCTGTCTGATTATATGTATTAGGGGCAGTCTCATACCATTTTTGGCTGTCCGGTCTACGATGAATGTTCTCCCCGATATTATTGAATAAATTATCTTTTTTTAAGGGCTCTTCAATATCAAGCTTTCGATACGACATTGAATTGAGCTCTCGTTGAATCTCGGCTTTTGTGAGGGGGATTATTTTCTGACCACGTTGGATATACATCGGATACTGCATTAGTCCATTGAGAACAGGTACTTCGATTTTAAAATCATACTTCATTCCTTCTCGCGGAACTGTTGCCATGAGTAGAATAAGAGCATCGGCAACTGTTCCATCTTCAAACAATCGACTGACCTGAGTAGCTGTGAAATTGTATTCCGGTATTTCTTCGAATAAGTCAGGAAGAAATTCATCCAACATGTTTGTAGCCATTCCATACAAACGATCTCTGTAAGCTCCCTCAGTGTCAAAATACTTTCGTTCTGGTATCTCTTTTCTTTTTAAGGAATCTAGTTCTTCTTCTAAGCCTTTGTAATGACTCTTTATCTTTTCGATAATTTCATCTTTCATTACGGACATTTCGAGTTCAGATTTAAGAGTTTTTATTGTTTCACGCAGCTCATCAAGAGATGACAGAACTTCTTCTTTTTCTTTCGATGAAAGATCTTTTTCTTTTGGTTTTTTCGGCTTAGGTGGTTCCGGTAAGGGCGGTGCTAGCGCGTCCGTAGGGCCGCCTGGTAATGGAGGAAGCGCGTCTGCTGTTGGTAGTACAGGTACTCCTCCAGTAGGAACTGGAGGTGATCCTGCTTCACCAGGTTTTTTGTTTTCTATAGAGGGAATATCTAATGCTGGTGCAGCCATTTTTTTAACTCGATTTGTTGGTTTTTTTAGGAACTCATTCCAATCAAGTGTGCTATCTACATTAGACATATATTCCTCTTGTTTCATCTTTTCCAATTTTTTGTCTGCCATCATGCTACCCAAAAAATGTTATACAATGGTTATATCGTGACCATCGTTAAAATTGCTACGAGCATTGTAGTTATAGCTGATAACATCTCCCCGAACTTTTGCAGAGAAATCAGCATTAACTTTAACGTGCCTATCATACGAAGTAGCGCCTGATGGTGTTTCTTCTACGAGAGCTTCGTTATTAGTTTCAAATATGAATTTAATGTTGCCTGAGTAAGCCATTGATGTCCTCCTGAATATAGTGTCTGGTTTCTAAGATAGAAATATATAAAATATTCATTTAACTTTAAGTATTTCTATAATAAAAAACCCCTGTTTCCAGGGGCCTTTCTGCGAATGGGATAGTTTCATTGATTTTATCTATTTTTTAGTCTTATCTATTTTTTAGTCTTATCTTTTCCTAAGCACACGCTCGCCACATTTTCCATAAGAACTGTCTGGCGAACAAGGGTACTGTTTATTCTGATGAGTTTTCCATCAACACTGACGAATGCCTTCTCAAATGAAATTTTCTTACCATCTTTTAACAAAATATACCCTGTCAGATCACCTGACGGCTGTATTTTGCTTACCGATATTGATGAGCATGCGATCATTGATAAAACAAGCACCAGAATTACTAGGGTATTAAACTTTTTCATTAAAAATACCTCACGTAATTTATTAGAATCCACTTTATGCAAAAAAGTTTAAAAAAGTACATCAATTTTTTAAAAAAACTGTAAAAAATTCCCCCTGACGTAGGGGGAATAAAGTGTAATCAAAAAGGAGATCTTACGCCCAAACTGACTTTACACAAATATACACTATAGTGGAACATTACCACGGGCGGTAAAGCCCAATAATGATGTAAGCCCCAATGTTCCGCCAGAAGTAGCATTATTCATAAGAGTACCCCAAATTCCGGTTGCTGACCATGGTACAGTTCCGACCCCCACACCCGCGTGGTTGGCGTGGTTCCATTTGAATAAACTTTTCATTTCTTTGTATTCAGTAATGAGGGCATCGTGCCATCCTTTAACACCTGCTGCTCTGTCAAATGTCAGCTGTAGTCCGCTATCTGAAGTTGAGAAGCTGATATCCACTTCAAGAATACCCATAGCTATAAGGCAACGAATAAGAGTTCCCATTTTGGCAAGCTCCATCATATCATTGGGGATACCTGCATTTGAATAATACGGATTATATATTTTATCATTTTCTGGAGTTAGATATACTGGCCAGAACTGTGTTCTTGGAGGAGTTCCATTAATTTCAAGAATGGCTCCTTCACCCATTGACATGATTTCGCTAATCATCATCTTTTTTTCGTGACCCCCAGTAAAAGCAACTACTCCATCTTCACCAATACCATCAGTTGATGCTAATCCGATACCTGGATTTGGTAAGCGCCTTCGAACAAGATCGAATCGAATAAGAACATCATTAAGTATTGTATACTCCTGCAAAGTCATTGTTTTGAACAAACGAGGACTGAGGGTAGTATAATCAGCAATAGTTTTAGATGTTGCTGGATAGAGATTACTGTTGTTAATAGTAAATCTATATACAGCAGATCCAGTGGATGTTGCTATAGCAGTAGCACGCCATGCTGGATAATCCTCCGTATAATTTGGTGAATATATTGAAACGCCAGTACTTGTATCAAACATAACATATGGAACTGCTTCGCCAGTAAATTCTTCTGTTTGAAATGTAATATGGTCCGCCGCTTGTTCATAAACACTGACTAACCTAAGCATTTTTGTCTCCTATTCAGGTGGTGTGGATTTTTTCTTTTCAAGAAGAGCTGCCCTAATGTCATGATCGTTAACGACACTAGGGTGCCCCATTATATTTTCTATTTCAGCATGAGTCAATCTTTCTTGTTGAAGCCAGGATATGAATTCATAGCTCGACATCGCCTGTCGCCTATTGTCAGCATTGCTATCTGTTCTGAGGGCGAGTTTACCCAATCGTGCTTCTATAGCGGGGCGAATTCCTCTATTTGCAAGATTGGGTTCGAATTGGCGCTCATGGGGAAGTAGCTGCTGTTGCTGTTGTTGGTTTGGTTGGTTCATCCTTCTCAATTGATCCTGCTGTTGAAGAATATCAAGCCTCTTCTTATTTTCCAATTCTTTTCGTTTTTCTTCAAGATATTCTCTTTCAGTAAGACGTTGCAGAGTCCTTTCTGATCCAACACCACGAATAGCTTTTCGTAGATCTCTTGATTTTTTCAAATCTTCCAGTTGGGCCATTTGTAGCAAATCTACCGACTTTCCTGCCGGTATTTTGTCCATTTGCATATCACTCAGAATATAATGACCACCGCAGATATTTTTGACGTAAAATGTTTCGTTTCCGGTACTATCTCGGTAAGTAAGATCACTTTCTGATACTGGGTCTGCTGTTAATGAACCGAGTTCGCGTTCTATTTCAGCTATTTTTGATTTAATTGCATCTGCTTTTTGTGGCGTTGCAAAAACACTGTCTGGTGAAACAATTGTTGATATTCCTGGTGACGATAGTGGTGCTGTTGTTTGAATTGATCCTGTGAAAGCAGCTGACATTGAAGTACCTAATCCAGCAAGCTTTGATGAGGGGAGGTCATCTGCTAGCATTGGGTCGTTACTTACTTGCTGCATTTTTTTGTTTAATAGATCGATCTGTTTAGGATCAAGGTTAGAATACGTCTCGTTCATATCATATCTCCTTGCATTTTTAAAAATATAGGTACGCAATACTTTTTTAAGTATACCTATCCATCATAAATTATTTTCGGCATATTTTATAATAAAAAACCCCAAGTTTAAAAAAACTTGGGGTTTTTTAGTTGCAAAAAACCTCCATATCTCCGATATGGTTAGAAGCACATTTTTATCTTTCTGGTCGGAGTTGCTTGTACGCCCCCAACGAATAAGCAACTCCCCTCATTTTCTCACTTCTTCTTCTCCGTGTAGCGGACTTTCTTATACGATTCAACAAAATCTTCTACAATTGCTTCAACAATCGAAGACTTTTTTAACTTTTCTGCCCGACAGATATCTGATAAATCTTTAGATAGAGCAGCTGCTATACGACACGTCAGTATTGTCGTATTTTTTGTTGGATCACTTTTTACTTTTTGGATAATTTTTATTGTATCCACAGAAATCTCATTTTTGTCTTCTTATAAAACCTAAATATCTTTATTTTTTCAAAATTGTATTGTAAACGTAAACAAATAATACATACACAGTAGATGTAATGTGTTATCAATAACTGTTGAAACAATAGTAGAGTATGCGATGCACACATGTGGTGAATACATACTAATTAATTTTCGTATAAGCTGCTCTGTATTTTTCCAGCTACGCCCTCCGATTAAATCAAGATATCTATCAACAATATTAGTATAATCTATAATAAAATGAGATAAAAAGATACCAATTATATTAAGTACAATAGTGTTTGGAAATTGCATACGAAGTTCTGTTTGTATAAAAAGGCAAACAGCGAAGGTGTATAGAATACAATGTACAAAACAAGGCAGGAATCGATCTTTTTTGTTAAGAGCCATCCAATTGTTTTGAAGAAAATAGTCACCAACAAGATGACCAAGAATCATGCGAAATATGAAATCTCCTGGCATACACAGCCTCCCTATATATGCCACAACATATACACCAGATATACATTATCTGTCAAGCAGGATTTTCTGGTACTTTCAATATTATTGAATTCCACACAGAAACAGCATCTTGTTTGGTATCGTATTCTTTAGTAGTTGCTTTACAATCAGAACAGCTCACTTTGAATTTTATTTCATCAGCAATAACAAAAATATTTTTAGAACCACAGAACGGACACTTTTTTATTAATAAGTCTACATCCCAGTGACTTACGTCTTCTGAGTATGGTATAAAGCAGCAGCATGCCCCATTACGAAGAGTATATCTATATACCCATCCAGAAGGGACTCGCAAGATCGTTCCTTCACTAGTACCATCTTTATTTTTAAGTACAAGTATTTTTCCGATCTCAAGTTTATATAATTTTTTTGTTAATTCATTCATAGTAATTGGTGAGGGGGATTACTCCCCCTCTCCCCTTAGTAAATTATGCTTTTGCAACGGGTCCATATTTTTTATACAGGATAAGTCCTACCGCTGCTAGTACCACAAGAATAGCTGCTCCGAGAAGAACCCATTTCAGATTCGCTATGACATACGAAAACAAAACGATAGCAAGAATGATAACAACGCAGAGAACTGCGAGCATTATCCATTTTCCTTCGCTACCGAATGTATTGTTGAAGAAATCGATAACTTTTTGCATATATATCTCCTTTCTTATATTATTTCTGGCATGCGCCAGGTTATTCCAAATCTTCCATCCAACGATCTATAGTTGTAATTTCCTTTAACTTCAGACCGCTGGCAAACATGAGATTATGCAATATAGTATATTCAACTAAGATACTGTACACAAATTGAGAAAATTTTGGATATAAATCATCTCCGTTTTTTAATTCATTCACCGCTGCAACAGGATGTATCTCATGACTTTTATATATAGTATATGATAGACAAGTTTTTGATATAAAGTAATAGAGAAAGTCTTTATTCAAATTGAGTGTACCATACAAAAGAAGAACTTCTTCAATTGTAACATAATCCCTTTCAATTTTTTTTGTATAGGAAGCAGCAATTTGTTTTATCCTTTTAAAGCGCAGCGTTCTCAATAGTTTCCGTCGTGTAATCAAACCAGACTGTGTGTAGTATATCCAAAGGTATACTCCAAAATTACTTATATAATTCTTCAAAAGATCAAGGTGCATCTCCATTGTTTTCTTAGTTTCTTCTTTATCAAAGGAAGGCGTATACCCATCTAATTTAAGATTATTGATATGAGCTAAGCGCATACTGGCTATTTTTTCAAAATTATGCATTATTTTCACAGAGGCACCTTTGATATAGTATCGGCAGATTTATTTGTTAAGAGAAGAAATCAATAAATATCAGCAGTTTTTTAATGTATACATGTAAAAAAACCCCCGCCGGTTTACAATGGTGGGGGTTTTATATTAGTATCATAAAAAATCTTCACATCTGATCACAATGAAATTTTTTCTGAATGTGATCACTATTCACCATTCTTACTCATTATACTAAAACAAATCTATTCTGGTTATTTTTTTATTTCTATTTCAATTTTACCTAATTTTACCAGTTGACCATTGATTTTCTTATTGACCGCTCCTACTACGTGTAACTCATACAATCCATTTGCATCTACCGTTGCTGTTGCCCAAACATGTCCATTTACCTGACTTGTTACTACCACAGTCGCACCTTCAAGGGGTCGGCCTGCAATACCAATGTACCCTTTAAATACTACGTCAGCATCAGTATTTTGGAAAAACATGACAACTTTTTTAAAATTCACAGGATCTAAATCGCCGAAATCGAATACATATGTACCGTCATCCGAGGTAGAATCTTTCTCTTTTTCTGCAGGAGACCCAGGAACTTTAAATTTTGCTTTAACTTTAACACCTGTCAAAGGATCGAGCAGACTATCACGAGAGAGAGTGCCTTTAACTGTTGTAGGAGGTTTAACTCCGATAAAGCTGTATCCTATAATACTTTTTACTGCCCAGGCTTTAGAACCATCGGTAATAACAACTTTAAATGTATCAACATCCACGACTCCGTTTAATCCTGTTGCTTCCCCGATACACCCTGAACCACTGCATACCAGCACACCATTCTTTTCAACAGCCCACTCCCCATAAATAGCTTCTGGGGTACTGGCGGTAACCTTTTTCAGGGAAATTTTGTAATCTCCTTCTGAAGGAAAGGGTTTTACAACTAGGTGTATATTGCCACCATTGATAGTGTCTCCGATCAAGCCATCAGTCCAGCTCAGTGCAATTGACCCAATGAGATCTGCCGTACCCCATGTAGTTGCATCATCAGTGAAGCTGACTATATCTGAACCCTCAGCTGTGATAACATGGTCCTGTGCTCCTGCAAAAATCGCACAAGGCATGCCAATTATTAAAAACATAACAAAAACTTGAATTGTTTTATTTTTTATAGTTTTCATTTAAAAATTCTCCTTTTATAAAATTATAAAATACATCGTACGAAATTCATTTGCGCTGGTTATATAATTATTTTATACCTCCTTTTCATAATCTTTCTTGCAGTACAGAACACTTCCGTCTTCAGGCGGGAGTTGCTTACAAATCTAACATCCATCTTGTTTTAGGTATTAATCTACCACATATTTCACATGATAGAAACTTTCTTTTGAAAAAAAGAAATTTTACATAATTATAGTATCCAGATATCTATTATTTCTTATTAAAATTCGCTGTAATTCCCACGTATTGCTTCCCTCCTGCGGCATGATTTCTAATTGAAACAGTTCCCGGTAGTTGTTTGCCGGGAGAATACAGCACATTGGCGAAACC